TGCAAACGATCAGCGTAGGTCTTAGCATAGGTGTCGAGCGATCTCATCGCAGAGATAGTTTTACGGCTCGGCACGAACTCTTTGAACAGATAGTCAAGGGGGAGCATGGCGGCGTCTTTGGCAAGCCTGATTGCCTTGACCGGCGCGAAGTCCGAGGTATCAATCGCCTCACCAAGCCAACTTGAGTGATCGGCGTTGTCCTCAATCTTGAAGCCGTTCTTGTAAAGAAGGTACTGATATGCCTTCCACTTCTCAGAAGTAAAGCCCATCTGTTTAAGAACACCCTGTGCCTGTGGACTGTCGGCGAAACCTTTCGGGTCGGCAAGGCACTCTTTCCAGAGATTCATGGCGCCGTAGCCGTTCTTCGGATGTAAGACTTTAGCGGCGTCCTCCCACTTGTGAGCGGTTCCCAGAGTTAAGGCATTTGCGACTCGATTCGCGACACCCTCTTTAGAAATTGTAGAAAAATGGAAACCACCGTACAACTCAGTAGAGGTTACGAGCCCTTTGACTTCGAGAAGAGCTTTGAAAAAAGGTATCTGGCGTATCTTATCTCTCGCAAGGTATCTTTCCAATTCCACCATTTCAGCTTTTGGCCCGTACCATTTACCAGCTTCAGCGAACTGCGCGGCCCCCATTTTTACATCAACATTCGGGACCATCTCGCCTTTTGAATTCTCCCTCATAAGTTCATTGTCGATGGCGTACTTCTTTGCCAGTTCGCTTGTCGGGAACTGCTTAACTATTTCGCCGGCTTCATTCAGGACGTTGAAAGACTTGGCGAAGAAGGCGGGTCCGTTTTCCTCAGCATTGAGAAACGGCTTCATTACCTTCGCGACTTTATCGGGGATCTCTTTCAGGTTCTTGAAATCTACCTCTTGGCCTTTTGGAATATAAGTCAGGCGACCTGAATCAATCCCGTCTCTCATGTAGACAGCGGTTCTCAGGAACTTCGTATGATCAGAAAGAGAGCCTTGCAGAACCTTCCACAGATTCCACTCAGCGATATCCTTACCAGTCTTTGCCATGACATCCGAAACGCTATCTCCGGAATACTTCTTCGTGAAGCCCTTGGTGCCTTCCAGACTCGCAGAGACGTAAGGGAATGCTTCGGTATCCCCTAAGTCCTTATAAGCCACTGTGAGCATGCCGTGGTTCTCTCTCAAGGGGAAATCAGGGAATATGGTTCGGATACTTCCCGAAAACCACGTGTCGAACTCCTGACCGATCGCGAATACCTTTTTCGCAGACTCAGGGAGTTTATCAAAGTTACCGGCGCGGATATTGTCGAGAGCTTCTATACTCGCAGTCTTACCCAACTGACCTACTTGTTTGGAAAGCGTCTGAGTACCATTCCACAGGTCTTCAGCTTTCTGTTTCCACGTCCGGCCATCCATGGCCTTATCACCCAAGACGCCCAGACGGTTTTCGATCTTCGACTTCTCGCCCTTCAAAGTCCCCATGGCTTTACGCGACTCAGGAGACTGTAGAGAGCCGGGATTCAAAAACATCTGGATACCGTCAATCGTCTCTTTGATAAGAGGTAGTTGACGGATAGCCTTGATTGCTTCGGGGACGTGGATACCGGCGTGGAGGAGTTTGGGATCGGGCGGCTCGGCAGGGGATTTCTCCCCCACCTCACTCAGCAGGTCTTTCCGTGGACTACCTTCATGTTCTGCATCGGAACTCCGCTGTGCTTCTGCTTCATTTCCGCCGCTTCTTCCTTCGGGTTGTGCTTTGACTTCGGCTCCATCTGGTCTTCCTTGTCCATTGTCTTTTTCATTTGCGGCTCCTTTTTTATCAGCCTCTTTGAACATATCAGGCTGTACTGATTCTTCATTCGTGAATCCATCCATCAAAGCTGAGGTATCGACAGCCTTCCCACCTTTCTTCTCGGCAGGCTTATTGAAGTCTCGCTGCGCTCCGGGGATTACTGACTGTTCTTCGCCAGAGGTACTGACCTTCTCAAATTTAGGTTCGGCAGGTTTCTCATCGCCCCATGTGTCTGAAAATAAAGCGTCAAGTTCCTCGTCGCTTATTTCGCCCTTGGCTTCCTCTCTGACATTTTTCTCCGCTTCCGCCATCTCCCGCATGTTCTGCTCATCTTCTATTATGCGACGTGCAATTTCGCGCTGGATGGGAACAAGGTCGTCAACCGTCTTTCCTTTGGCAAGATTCTTAACAGTCGCTTGAATGTCTCCCTTGTTAAAGCTGGCTTGTGGACGGTTCGGATCACTGAAATCAAAGAGCGATGGATAGATTTGCGAAAACGTCTTTGTAAAGGTACTGTCTGTCGCAGGACCGGCCACGCCCTTAACTTTCTGACTGTAATTATTAACAGGGGCCGTCATTATGTCGTGGAGACCTTGCCAATCTATATCGTGTCCTGAAGATACCCCTTGTTCTTTTGGAGAATCCGGTTTATCGACTGCTTTGTCTCCGGCTTTAACTTGTCCCACACTGGATGCGCCTTTATCGCTTGGAACTGTTTCAGCTTTCCTATCAGATTTACTAGAGACGCCATTTGATTTCTCCTTTAACTTCTCACGTTCAGCGGCCTGTTCCACTTTGACTTCGAGATCTTTGATCTTCTGAGCGCGTTTCCCCTTATTGACATCCTGGAGATTCACCTCTTCGCCATTCAGGGTAATCGTCTTATCGGTCTTCTTCGGTTCGGGCTTACTCTTTTCCTTTTCGAGTTCGGCCTTGACCGCTTCTACGGTCTTTTCTACCTTCGACTTTCCGCTGACAGGAGCGACTTCAGATTTCGATACAGCCGGCTTAACATCCTTCTGCCCCGATTCATCCACCTGAGATGCTTTCTGCGCGTTCGGCTCATTGGTCGCCTCCACTCCCAGATATTTATCCTGTGGAACTTTATCGAGACTTTTTAAATGTTCGGCCAGTTCGGGAAGCGTCATCACTTTCGATTCCTTACTCTTCCCGTTTATCTCAGGAGTCGTTGTGGTGACTTCAACCTGACCTTTGTTGAGCTTCCACTTTACATTGATATCGCCCTGTGGTGTGGTGAAGGTGCGTTCAACTCTATTGCCGATATACTTCACTGCATCGGCGGTCGCCTTCTGTTGTTCTGCGATTGACTGTACCTTCTGCTGTTCTCGCTGCGCTACTTCCTGATTATGCTGTTGGACTTGAGCATCGAGGTCCGCTGTCTGCTGGGGATTTTCAAGAGACACGCCCTGTCGCGTCCTATCCGGGACCTGCTCCTGATTGCGCTCTCCCATCGGGTCCGGTCGGATCGTACTCATATCTGTAGCTGAAGGTGTAACTTCCTGATTGTCGTAGAGACGGGTATCTTGACGCGGTTCAAGGACTTCTACACCCTCTCTGGCGACAGAACTTGTAGACTCAGGAGATCCGCGTCCTTCGATGGAACCTGGAGTCTCTTTATTGAACTCCATACGAGGGGCGTTCTCGGAATCCCTTATCGGCCCAGACACGGCTTGAGGACGCGCTGTTGAATCAGTCTTAGCACCGGCATATTCAGGATCGGCTAGGAGATCCTTATCCTTAATCGCGCCAGGGTAGTAATCCCATGTCGGGTTCTCAAGATCAGCTTTTGAAAGTTTATCCGGAAGGCGGCTTGAAAGGTCGGCGGCGACTTTCGGGTCAACACCCGCCTTGATAAGTCGCTGTCTCACAACGTCCTGGCGACCATTACCACCCTGCATAGAGAGAAGAGCGCCGGTCAAAGCGCCTGTCGCGATACTCTTTGGAGTGGCGCCGGGTTCAGCCGCCGCTTGACCAGTCATAACGGCAGTCATTGTAGCGGTCTTACCAAGGAGATCCATTGAAGAATCGCCGATGGCGTGGAAGATTTTACCAACTGCGAATCGTTCGGCACCTTTCTTAATGGCTCCGGTCACTCCGTCTTCGGCCAATCCCTGTAGAGCGGCAAGGCCAACGCCACCGACGAAGTGAGCGACACCCATTGGAGCACCACCGACCGCTCGGTAAACCTGTCCTGGAATCGACTCAGGGTCTTGACCCGCTTCAAGGGCTTTACGTTTCCAGTCTTCAGCGGATAGTTTCGCTTCTTCGGCACCAGCTTTGAAACCGCCGCCTGATTTGAATCCAGTCGCGTCAGCTACTTTTACGGCACCTTTATCCATGTCAGTAAGTACGCCCTGATTCGCCTCATTAACGCCTGCCGCCATATTCGCAAGAGTACCCTTGGCTACGCTCTTCGTGCGCTCCCATACGGTAGGCTCTTTGGACTCTGCCTGGTCCCACACACTCATAGACTTTTCAGCTTGGTCCCAAATATCAGGCATCATTCACCTCTGTGCCATGCTTCCATAGCCTTCTGCTTGTCGCCATACTTCTGTACATATGCTTTGGCGGTCGCCAAGTCTGGGTCGCTTGTTCTCGGCTGTGGCGTACTTTGGCTCCGGCCTCTCCCCGGTTCGCCACTCACAACTTGGCCGCCACCCGTATAAAGTTCTCCCCACCTGGCTTTATGTGAAGCCAGTCGCTCAGTTTGTGCATCGGCAGCTTTATTCGCTTCGTCAAGCAGAGCTTTCGATTCGCCAAAAGCATCATTTGGGTTGTCTTTAACGAACTTGTAATATGCATTGACAGCGCGTTCGTGATCCTTCGCGCCTAAATCAATTTCATGGCGGCTGGCTTTCTTATCAGCACGTCTCTCCATTGCATCGTATCTGGCGTTAGGGTCTACAACGGCTTGCAATTTGGCTTTTGAATAATACCTGTTCCCATCGCGGTCAATGTTTTCGTAGACCTCTGAGCCGGCCATGATTGGATTACCGGATGCGTCCTTTGCACCACTGGGGGCACCTATCACTTGAGAACCAAATTTCACTTCTGTCTTCTCAGCCTTGTCGGGTTTCAATGACTTCACTATGGCGGCTGCCTTGTCAGCGTCGTAGCCAGCATCGGTCAACGCAGTGAACGCAGTCACACTCCGGTCATCAAGGCCAGACTTTTTCAGAGCCTCAGACACCTTTTTGGCTTTGCCAGAACTGACAGCCTGCTTGATTTCTTCTTGACCACCGCCGTGTTTGATTTCATCGGCAGTCAGCATATTGATAACACCTTGATATGTTTGTGAATTTTCTTGTATCTTTGGAAAAAGATCTTTTATTTGATGGAATTGCACTGGTTCATTCGGATGAGTCTTTACGCTATTGCCCCCCACTGACAAAACGGCATCGCTGTCGAGGTCTACTGTCCCATCTTCTTTGGCAGTATGCACGTGGACGACAACCCCATTCGGGGTGTTGTCCATTTTAAAGGGCCACCTGTTCTGTTTTCCAGAATCATCTTGGAACCTGGTCTCGTCCAAGGCATAAAGAGAACCAATAACCTCCGCACCTGCTGCCTGTTTTTGCTCTGGCGTAGAATTAGGATCTAGCAGGATTCCAGATTTCAACAGAACTGTACCAGCCGCTTTTTGATGCCCGATTAAAGCATCGAGACTTTTCCCTGCAAACTCAGGATACGCCATTATTCGATCTTTCGCATCTTGCGGCATTTGGCCGATAATGTCTGGATTGGTAGCCGCCTGTTGGAGCCAGAATTTATCGGCCTGGACCTGTCTGACCTTTGCTTGATCGGTAATAATTTTCATGTTCGCGGCATGGGTATCGGCAGCTCTCTTGTCGGCCTCGATCTGCCGATCATTTTCAAACTGCCTCTGCTGGACAGCTTGAGTGTCAAGAGTCTTCTGCCTCTCGTCGGCTCGGTCTTGACGGAAGATATCGTTCACGGCTCCAAAGGAATCAATCGCGGCTTTTACAGGGTTCACTTCCATCTCTGACTCCTTAGAAAATATCGTTTAAGATGCCGCTCTTCTTCATCTGAACTGCCGCTATCCCAGCCAGGCCCAAAGCAGAGCCAGCCGTGTTGACGGCACTCTTCACAGCCTGAGCCTTCAGTTCGGCCTCTGCCTCACTTCGTTTAAACTCTCTTCCTGCTGAAGCGTCGATCCCTTGAATCGCACTGCTAAGTAAAGAACTACCTGTCACTATTGAACCGGCCATGATTACACCCCCGCCTGATAATTTGGCACTCCGCCCTGCAAAATGCTCTTATTCCTGTCGGCCAGATTCTGCCTGATACGATTGGCGGCGTCAACGACACTCGCCGATCTCTGGACACTGTTCACTCTTGAATTCACCGCGCCCATCATCGGGTCTTCGGTAATCCCTGCCTGTTGGATCATCCTGTTCTTAACTGCGAGGGACGTGTCAAACGCCTGATTGACGTTGCCGACCGCCTGTGTAATTCCTTTTTGTACCAGACCGGGGTTGTTATATGTGGTCTGGTTATTCATATTTATCGCCACAGGCAGGAAAGAATTCTTCCATTCCTCATACTGAGCCTGGCTGACAGCCGCCGCCATATCAGACACAGAACCAAAAGCGTCGGGGTTCAACTGTCCTATGCTATTCTTCGTTGGCAACATTTGGCTGTACCCTGGCGACAGGACAGAATCGGTGTAACTATTGTCATCTCCACCACTACTCATGATTGGCATAATAGTTCCTTATGGTTCAACTGGTATAGTGATGTTGCTTGGATCTGAATAGTCAACACCTGGGTTATACATTCCCGCGTAATCAACCGGAGTAACCGGCCAGTTCTTCGCAATACCACCCACGGCGCCAACACCTGACCCAACAGCGTTGGTAATCGCTCCAGACTGGTCGGTCCTTCTTTTCTCTTCGGCTATCGCGTTCTGCTGTGCTTCTGAGGCGAGGTTGTTCATTCCGAGTTGAGCGGTGTTCTTTCTACCGAGCCCGATATCCACGACCGCCTGCTCTCCAAGGATCTGCTTATTTTGAACACCTTGTACAGCATTGTTATCAGCTTTTGCTTCATAATCTGCCACGTCGGTAAACTTCGTCGGATTTCTTAATAGACGGTTAGGGTCTCCAGGTGAGACAGCCATCTTCTGAGCGATATCGGCGTTGACCTTACCTATCTGTTTTGCCTCTTCGACTGCAGTTGGCTTCATCACGTCGGCGATGAACGCCTGCTCGGTCGGTTTGAATTCTTTGAGATAGGTGTTGTACTGGTCGAGAGCCATAGACGCCGCCTGGCGACCTTGTGAGGTCTCCTGCAGTTCACCGCCTTTGCCTGCCTGTGATGCTGAGTAAGCTGCCACGCCTGTGCTGGCGACCGCCGCCCCTGCCGCTACCCATGCCGCCGTAGTTCCACCTGACATATTATTCTCCTGTTACCGTGATCAAATTTTGATATCCTTCTTTGCGAGAAAACAGAAGGTGATCTTCGTCGGTAAATTCCTTTTCAGCCTCTTCTGTCGTGGCCGCCTTACTCGGGAACATCATCGTTAAGTGCGTGTCTGTCTTCGCGAAAAACGCCTGCTTTCTATTGGCACTCGCCGGCAGGACGAAATAACCACTCAGGTCCAAAGTTTTATCACCAATAAAAACAGTCACGTCTCCATGTATGATAAGCAGGGTCGCCACCTTGATAAGAGCGCCTGTCAGAACGACGCCAGCCGGAATCATTATAGTCCTTGAATACATACCGGCATGCAAAATGTGCTGGGTGCCAATAGACACCTGGGGCAACTCTGCAAGACTAGACTGAAGCATTCTAACTTTTTCTATTTCAGTGGCATCCATCGGGGGGATGACAGTTCTTTTTGTAATTTGGTTAAACATTGTCTAACCTCTTAAAAAATACTTGGTTCGTGAGGGCATAGTCTGGTGCGAGCGACAGTGCCTTAGAAAGGCGCCCGTCCGCTGGGGCGCTTATCAACAGGCCAATCGCGCCTGTCTCTTTGGAATATCTTTCTGCAATACGCAGTAATTTTGTCCCGACACCGTTTTTTCTGTACTGCTTGGAAACAAAAAATGATTCTGTCACCGCAATCTTTGCTCCATAATGAGGCATGATAGAAGAAATAATTGTGACAAACCCAATAAGTTCGGAGTTCTTGAAAGCGCCAAAAGTCGTGAGCAACCCACTCGATTCCATATTCTTATACAAATCTCTCTGAGCAGACGGGCGCGGCATGTTGTTGATAGCTGATTCATCTGCATACTCTTCTACGAGATCAGTCGCGGCCAACACTTCCATAATTGAGCATTTGTTAAAGGTCAACTTATCCATTAGAATCTGTACCAGGTTGTGCCGATCAAAATAAACATTATCGTATGACCCTGGATATCCAGAGGGTAAGTACTCAAGCCATTGATTGTGTAGCCGCTTGGAGGGTTGATCGTAGCATTCGTCGCTGTTGCGTCTGTCTTAACAAAGGACACCGCTGTCTGATTCGCCCCTAGCGTGTACGTGCAGGCTAAATATCCGCTTGTACAGTTGAGAGATATTGGAACGAGCATTTTAACATTGGGGATTACTGGAGTCGCAGAAGCTCCAAAAGAGAGTGAGGGCGACCAGAGAACCACGGCCAACATTATTTTAATAAGTATTTTCATTTAATCGCCCTCGCAATCTTATTTTACTTTTACGGCTTAACTGAAAATATGGATGTTTATAATGTCACTTTATCCTTGCTTCTGCCTGTTCAAGCGTCTCACCGGCTTGAGGTATGGGGTCGTCGCCATCCTTGCAAACCCCTTGCAATATCCATTCGGCAAAAGGCGTGTTGTGTATGCCTGTCGGATTCCCGGCCACCGGATTAACGCCCGTATGGTGAGGCTGGCATAATACCATCATATTGCGGTAATCATCGACTGTGGCGAAGGGTGAGCCGTCACCTGTCCTGTTGTACCCGTAGGGGTCAAGTGCTAACGCCTTACATTCAGCTTTAGTCATATCGACTAAATTGTTTTGGCAATCCTCACCGATGAAGTGATGTACTTGGAGATTGCTAGTTGAACCGCATAACCAGCACTCATTATGCCCGTCTTTCTTGAGTATGGCAACGGACTGATTGAATTCCGGGGTCGCAGTTCTCTGCGGATGCCCCGGAACAATCTCAATCACTTTCAGATTTATTGACTCCACGTGTTCGGCTACGTCTGTCATTTATGCCCCACCAAACAACTGAGGATTGTTGGCGAAGTTTTCGTCATAGCTCGTTAAGGCTTCCTGAAGCTTGACCTGGTTGCCAGCGTCCACAACAGGAATAAACGCCCTGGCTACCGATTTCACAACTTCGGTTGTATCAGCATTGCCAGTGGTAGGTGTCGGCTTGATAGCAGCCAGAATAGCCATAAATGCGCTGTAAAGAGTAGGTTCGATGTCCCAGAGTATCTTGCCGATTTTGATGATAAGTGATAAAGTTGCTAACATGTTATTCCCCTTTCGCGTCTGTTGGAGGGCAAGGTGCTGGAGGCGGCAGGGTTATGCCGAGCAGTTGCTTTGCCATCTTGACAATTCCGTTTGTGATATTGACGATAAGTTGCAGAGTAGAATTACTCTTGAGTGCCGGAACTTCCGCAAGCACCTGCTCAAGCAATACCATGCATCCAAGTACAGCGGTGATAATGTGAAGCGTCCCATCTGAAATGTTGATCATTTTCCTGCTCCTTTCATTTTTTGATTGCCACTTTGATACACACGATTATTAGCAACAGCAAGCCAAGCCCCATCACAGCCGCCAGAACAAACAGTATAGCCTCTATGCCTCCTATCAGCGCCCGCATCCCAGATCCTTTTACTAGCCAGCCAGCTAGAGGTCAATTGTTATGCTGTGGCAAAGGAAACACTATCCTGTTTGTGCAGTCGCAAACATGAATAACTAAAGTGCCGGGATTGTTCATGCCCTCTTGTGCGGCCTCTTCGTCGGTTTCACATTCAAGCGGATAAAACCCCTCTTCTCTATGCACAGTGTATAGTGTCATGCCAAACGCTCTATTGTCTTTCCGCTGTCGTTCAAAAGGTAGCACTCAGCATTGGTATAGAGGTTAATACATTCGCCGCTAGCAAGAAGGTTGCCGCTTTGAAAAGCAATCACTGCTATTTTTGCATCGCTGGTGCGACAAATCTTATCGGATATTTTAATATCATGCCATATTTCACCGTCGGCAAATCCGAAATCATTCGCACAATCCTGCATTTCTTCCGGCGGCTTTGGAACATCAACATAATCAATAAAACCGATTGATACCGCCCTTGCATTGTCGTAGAAACGCCATCCGTTCTGCGTGTCTGTTTTAAGTTTGATAATCATGTCTTTCTTCCTTTCTGTCTGTTTGTATAGCTGGCTGGCTAACTGTAATTCCCTCGAATCCGGGGGAATTAAACATTTTCAACTGTACGATATTTTCGGACGCTTCATCCTCCCACTGTTGCCAAAGGATTCCGTTCTGAATCTCGACTAATATGCGGAGGAAGTCAGGAGACACGACACAAGCCGCATCCGGCGCATTCGTCAAAGGTCATAGCCACGTAGGTATCATACTTCCGGCAGAATTTCCCCTTCATCTATGATCACCTCCTGAAGTATCTTTTCAAACTTCACGGCGTATCCTGCTATTTTTTCTGCACAATCAAGGCCATTTACAATTTTTCTTGCATTTACAAAATCACAGACATCATCATGAATATATTTTTTTAACGAAGCCCCTGTATAAGTTCCATTCCTCATGGCATATGACATAGCCCAGTAAGAATATTCCATGACAAGCAAAAGATCCGGATTCTTTACAAAGTCAACTATCCTGTCGGGGTGTGCTTTATTCCACGCATCCGTCAACATCTTATAGTTGCCCTTCCACGTATTTTGCGTGAGGCCCCTGCCGTAATATACATTCATATTCACAGGATCGGGCGTCCCGTACTTCATCCCTTTGCCTCGCCCGTATTCCTCAATAGGCAAATATGTACCTGCGGTCTCATGCAGTACGGTAGACAAACAATACGCAATCCAGCGTATATCATTCATGTGTACGTCGTCTTCAAAAAAGCCAAGCAGGTTGACAAGTCCGTTCTGCGCGGATTCCGTGAGAGTCTTGAATTCCTCCTGCTCGTAAATAAACAGGAATTTTGGTATGTCTATTTTCATGCTATGCACCATCGGGCAAATGGATACCTGCGAATACAAACGTACTTTTTACCGCACAGACAAACGTACTCATCGCCCACTTCTGAGTTTGCAGGCGCGTAGACATTGCAATTATGAACCACGCGAGATGTATCGATTGTCCCGGTCATTTCCCCATCCAGTTTTTAGGGCGGATACGTTCGGCGGTGTTCTTATCAGTGGCTTTTTTCACCATTTTAGCATCACTTTTGAGTATATAGGTATCACCCTCCAGCCTTTGCACCTTGCCTTGCACCTCTCCTAGTTCTTGACGAAGCAACTCAATACTTCCTGTTACTATCATGTTTTTTTCGTCTAGAGTTTTCATTCTTGCATCAACGGATTTCTGCATAGCAGGTATCAAGTAAAAGTTCTGAGTTCCAAGTAGACCACAACCCATAGTCCCGAAGAAGGTCAGCAGTCCTAAAACCCAAGTCAGTCTAGACCCTATTACCACCACCGGCGTGCAACCTTCGGGAGGGCATACAAACGCTCTCCTGTCTTTCCCAGATCGTTGCGCCTCGTGTTCTTCTTGTAGATGATCCCACTCTTCAGCTATGCCGTGTGCAAGTTCTTGTAGTGGACTCTGTTCATGTGGGTGTTCATGTTCCATTTACGCCTCCAGAAGTGGATGAAGTTAGGGGGTTGAGAGAGTTACCGCTTTGGTATCACTCAAAATCTTGTTGTAAATATTCACGTTCTTGAGATATCCTGTTGCCCCATTCGCCCCGGCTGAATCCGACCCTAAATATACGTTTGTGCCGAAGACCGGGACGCCGGTTGAAGTCGTTGTATTCGTCAAGCATTTTGTCCCGTTCAGCCAAACATCAAAGGTGTTGTCGGCGTTCGATCTGGTAAGTGTTCGGTATGCCGTACCTGCCGTCAATGCCTGTGTACATGTCACGGATGTACTCGTTCCGGCTACTCGCTTCGTATAGACAAACGCGCTGCCGTTATGCACCATGTTTTGCAGATTTGACGCATCTACCTTGCTCTCCCATATATACTGAGTGCCGGTGGTAGCAACGGGTGTGAAGGTAATGGGGAATGACCAGCCGGGAGTCGCCGGAAAGTTTGACGCCGGTATTGTAAGGCCGGTCGCGCCTCTCGTTGCCGTTGCGGTTGTTGTGGGAATGTAGGAGGTTGCGACGGAGCCGAGTTCTATCTGCGCCTTAGAAAGGAAAAAACTCTTTGTACTAGGGGTTACGGGGGGAACCCCGACGGTATACGTAGAAACATCTGTAACAAACAGATCAAAATACCCTGCATTAAGGATAGCACCGCAATGGCCTGTTAAAGTTACTCTATAATATCCATTAACTAATTTGATGGATGAGGAAAGATAAACTCCTGACCCTGTGCTTCCTGTCGCCGTTATTGTACCATTAACTAAGTCTATAACTACGCCAAACCCATTAGCAGCAAACCCCCCAGCAAATTGTAAATATCTTCGTGTATTATACTTGAAATCTCCTGATACAGAAAACACTTGGCTGTTAGTTGTGTTGATTGCCGATGTAGTATTATATATATAAGCTGTTACCGCGGATGTCTCGGTGAATAAGTTGGCATTGGCCGTTCCGTCTGACGATGTATAGAGCGTTCCAGATATGTTGCCACCAGTCTTACTCCACGCAGCATTAGAAAAGTCCTGAGAATAAAGGGCCAGATTCGTCGCGCCCGGCTCAACCGCTATGCCTGCGCCGCCGTCTGGATAAGCGGCTACGTTGACACCGTAGTTGGTAAGCACACCACCGTAGAGGAAATTAGCCCCTGTTGACCGCGTAAACACGGCAGGGCCAGTGCCTTTGGTTGCGCTCAACGAAGAGGTCAGCGGGAAGGTTGCAGAAGGAGACAGAGCCAATATGGAACTCTTGCCACCAAACCCAAAATCAAACCCGAAGTTGAAAGCTTGAGCTTGAGTCGATAAAGCCAGAGTTAAAAGTAATGCCGCGAAAAACCTTTTCATATAAACTCCTATGACTGTACCGCGCCGAATGTTTTAAGAGTTGCTGGACTGTAAGTAACCGCCGCCGTTGACACCGTAGCATCAGCTACCGAATCAAGCGTTATAGTGGTACCGGATATTGCTGTGACCCTCTTCTTGCCTGTAACCCCTGCCACCAGAAGAAAGTCGCCTACGTTGATATTGGCGGCAGAACTGACGGTAAGGGTGGCACTACCACTCCCGATACTTCCTGTGACCCCTGAGAGCGTCCCTAACGTACCAGAGGCGGTACATGTCCACCCTACTATGCCGCCGGGTGAAGATGCCGTTATATACACTCTTTCGCCGAGAGAGAATGTGCCGGTAGTCGGAATCGAACTGTAAGCAATCCCTTCGGGTGAATGAACCCCAATAACAGCGTTGATCGCATAGCCGTTGTTGATGTCGGCATAAGCTCCGTAGAAGTTCTGTAACTGATTATTGGAAGCGTAGAGGTTAGAAAGGTACGTTGCCACGATTGCAGGAGCGTTACCTTTGACAACTCGGTTGTTTTGAAGAGTAACTGAGTCGAACATATATGGCAGCGTATCAGAACCCCAAACAAGTAGCCCGCCACCATAACCATCCTTCGGAGCAGAACCCCATAATGTCATGTAGTCATAAATGTCTGCACCTCTGACACTCACATTTTGGAATCCTGTGCCTCCTTGCTCAAGCAAAGCAATCGCGCCGCCATATCTTTGGTCTGTATCTGAAGGAGCTTGGCCCTGATGTTCTGTAACCTGCCCGATGCCAATACTGATATTCTTTGCTGGCGTAGTTACTTCAATGCCTGCAAATCGAGGCTTGCTGATCTGATACCCGTCTATTATAACATCAGAAGCGCCTGCCAGCTTGATTCCTGCTGGTTCTCCCGTCCATGTATAAGTAGTATCCGTTCGACCGTCTTCGACATAAATGTTTTTTAGTCGGGTACTGTAATTTACAGTCGAAGTACCATCCCATCCGACTACAGAAATTCCGCTTCCGTAAGCGCCATACACCGAAAGACCATCAACTAGAATGTCTCTATTGGTGTCCTGGTTAATTGTCAGCGCGTTACCAGTAGCATCTCTGAGAATGTTTTTTGACAGAACATAATGCCCTAAAGAGCGTGGAGTTGCTAAAGGTCCAGAATGGATAACTATTTGGGATTGGCCTCCTGTAATCTTGTTCCCTGATGCTTCAACATCATCACCCATGAGAGACAAAACAGAAAACCCGTTTTCCCAGCTTGAGCTACAATAAATCTCGTTATTGTTTATTTTGACTGATGTTCTGCCGTCATACGGTTGCGCTGGGTTGGTATCAATAGGGGAACGCACGAAGTTATCGAAGAGGCTGTTTTCAATTCGTACATGCCGTTGCCCGTAAGACCTGATACCGTTTTGACCAAAGTTTTTGAAAGCACTATCTCGAATATCCAAGTTCAAACCAGCCTTGAAATTCAGGCCGATTGTTGCTTTATCCGTAATTGTGCTGCGGTTGCCGTCCAGTGTTACACCTGTCATACTGAAGTTGTTAATCGTACCTTCCGCGCCCATCATTATAACTTCGGCGGCAGGCGCGGCACTTGTTGAAAGCAGCTTGATTGTGGTAACTCCCTTGACTCCTACAACCTTAGTGTTATCGCTAACAGGGATGATTGGCGTGGCACCTAAACCGCTGATTCCGTAGACGGCTCCTGCAAGGTTTACAGTTCCACCGGGAGAGACAGCGGCAAACGCTCTTGTCAAGGGAGTCGTCATGTCGGATGCTACAAGGCCGAAGTAATCAGGCCGAGATTCTTGAAGACCTGTTAGCGAACCAGAACCGGAAAAGGTAATATATCCCCCCTTATCGAATACCCATGAACTACTTTGAGGTACGGTAATGGCTGTTGACACCACATAATGAGAAGAGATATGTACTGTCGCCCTGTTTCCTGTATATCCGGCAAAGACAGCGGCTTGTGCGGGAGTAGTGACGGCAGGGCTTGTGACCGGTGTGCCGTTTGACGAGACTGCATAAATTGCAGCATTCGCATCAAGCGAAAATAGCAGAGTCACCAACAGAATTATTCTTTTCATAACTGCTCCTTTAATCCAATTTAAGCGAAGTAGTCGCGTATCCAGTAACACATACCGCTGAGTTCACAGTTAATACGCCTGTGTTTGTAATCCCGGTACACTGGTAAACTACGCTGGACCCGGTAGGCAAATACTTTCCTCTCAGGGCAGTAGAGATATTACCAAACGTCACCGCGAAGGATAATGTCGAAAGGTTGCCAGCACCTAAAACCGAGACCCCATTCACAGTTTTAATATTTACACCGCTGACAAGAGGTGCTTGGACATTCGCCGCCTGTGAAGCTATCGGCAAAGATAAAAGTAATGTGATCAAATAAATTTTCACATTTACCCCAATATCTTTAAAATTTCCCACTGTCCATTTCGACGGACGTAAGGAAGGCCGTCTGATGGCGCGTCGGAGATTCCATTATTTGTTGTGGCTACGGCTTGGGATGTTGACGTACCTGTGGCTAATTGCAATGCGGCCACTCTGTTTTTTAGTTCGTTTATCGCTTGCCGAACATTAGGATCTACTGAGGTTGGAATCGATGGAATGTTCATACGGTCCTCAATTCTGTCATGCTTTCCGCCGCATAGACTCTGTACACGTTCTCAGTTCCCTCTATTCCCACCGAGTGCTCCTTTGCCCGGTATCCTCCTAGCAGTCTGAAGGGTTCGTTGTTTGCAACAGTTGATGTGCTCTTCAGCACACCGTCGGCATACAATTTAAAAGTAACCGGGTAAGAATCGGCATAGACTTTTGCACAGGACAGGTTGACAGGCTTAGGTGCGATATGAGGTTTAGACTGCCACACGTATGTCATAAAAGATGAATCGCCGTCCCATTTTACTATGTCAGAACCGATTGCAAGATAGAGGTTTCCGGTCGCGGGATCATGGTATCCGGCCGTCGCTGTGATGTCGGTAAGATCGCTGAAATCCTGTCCTACACTTGTCATATTTCCTAACTGGTTATAGCCGAAACTCCCCAGATTAAACACGAAGGCTCCGATATCTGTGAAGGCGATGTAGAGTCCACCATAGTAAAAAGCGGTTATCGTAGACGGATTGAGGGACTGCCAGGAGTCTTTATCAAATAACTGAGCAGAGATAAGTTGAATGCCGTTGACACCGACCGTTACGAGCCCCATTGGTTCGGGGTATGCAATAGTCCCCGCCATATCAACTACGCCTCTTTTAGAGACGCAGGCGTAACCTGTTTCGGCTCTTTGTGGTAGAAGGGCGGTTAGATCATCCCCTATGGTCACAAGATAAGGAGTCGCTTTCGTAGTCGCCAAGACGTTCATCCCGTAAGACTGTATCCCGACTATAGGGTCGGTCAACGGATACCTCTGGCTGACCGGCCAGGCGTGAGGTTTATATGGGACAGAAAAACAAAGCTCATCACCTGAGAAACCACAAAGACTCCCTTGTGGAAGTGCTATAAGCCCCGAAAGGTCGGAAGGGGGAAGATCCCAAAGCAGGCTGTCCAAAACTTCACCAAGCGTCGCTGTCGTCTTAGAGTCGGCGTATGTCGTCGTTCCAACAGCAATCACATCGACGTATTGGTAAGCAGTTGTCGAGCTCCCTGTGTTCGTTCTGTAAATCTGGACACTGGCGATATCGTAATTCCCTGTAGGTACTCCATCGATAGCTGAAAGATTCACTACTTGCCCAGGCCAGACACCGACGGGAGTTGACGCAGGGCTCGGCGCCCCAGGTCCGCCGACTGCTGAAAGATACCGATAGACGTAAGATCTTGTTTCCTGAGTTGTTTGATCGATGTTTGAAAGCAGTTCGACTTCATCGGAGGTCTTTGTAACCGCAACAAATAGCGAATTCCCAAAAGCTATTGATTGCCAATCTTTAGAAGAGATCATGCCCCTTGACGCCCATGTGACTCCTAGGTCAACCGAAGTGAAGGCTTCCGAAGCATTGTAAGCCAGGACCGTGAATGTTCCCGCACCAAAGGCCACCCCGCCCCAGAAATAAACAGCAGGCATTGTTTGGACAGTCCACACAGTCCCGTCTCTTGAAGTGAGTGCCATATCTCTATTGTCGGCCATAAGCAGATACGTGCCATTCCCGAACCCTGCCACGGTTGTAGACACAATATTAGGGAGAGAGGTCGCAGTCCATGTCTCACCATCTGGGGAAAGCATAGCCTGATCGGTCCCGTTCGGTCCTACGACGAATTGACCGTTCCCGTAACATAGAGCGCCGGCATAAAAACCCGTAGGAAAATCGTGTTCAGTCCAGGTGATTCCATCGGGAGAGGTTGCCGCCTTATTGCTTGCCAGTGCGGTGGCGAGGAAAACAGTGTCACCGAAAATTACTGAGGACCATGCGATTGAGACAGGGAGAACTCTTTGCGTCCATGTAATTCCGTCCGGAGAACTGGCAGCGATAGTCCCTCCATATCCTAATGCCACAAAAATACTGTTCCCATAAGTCACTGCGTTCCAGTTGGCCGTTGTCGGAAGCGTCCTTGGCGTCCACGTCACTCCGTCCGAGGAAGTTGCCGCTTCAGTCCCGCCAGATTTTACCGCTACGAATTTGCTATTTCCAAAACAGACCGACCAGGCACCTGAAGACGCAAGGGTGTTTTCAGTCCAATCAGGACCAAGGGATACCGTAGGTGCGTTAATAGGTGCCGGGATACCTAAATCCAGAGAAGCATTTGGGTAGTCGGTCCCGCCGCCCACGATCATATCGTGTGTCGCCATTTTTGGGGAGCCTTCACCGGTCCAGTACAGTCTTTTGTACGAATCATTTCCCAAGGGGCTTTTAACCACGTCAACATCCTGAGTCCATGAAAGCCAGTAATCCGAGTCGTAAAGAAAAATACTCTGCTTCGTTCCGGCTTTTGTCGGTGTCGCCACAGCCAAAGGGTTCTTCCAAGGGCGTAGACTGCCCCCTACTATCTTGCAGTTCTGAGCGACAACAGCCGCCGTCTCCGGCAAGAGGTGAGGGTCGAGCCTTGGCTGTCTCCCTGTGAATTGTTCGAGTTTAACGAGCATTCGTATCCGCCTGTGCTGATGTTTCTGCCTGCAATTTACCGCCAAGGGCATTCGTAAATCTCTGGAAATACTTCTCGGAAAGAACAGCGTCTCCAGTATCTGTGTCATCTGAAAGAGCCCTTGAAACGATATAATCTATCAGTGGGTTCTCATAGATATCACTTAGGATGTTCCCTGTTATCTCGCCTTCCACAACTTCGATATCAGTTGGATAGGGTGTCATCACGACTTCAGCATATCCTGCAGGGTCCGGTTGTGGGGGGAACACCATAAATGTCTGCGTGTCCCTTTTGTCAAAAAGATAGTTCTTAATTACAAGCGATGCTTGTTCTGTGTGCCACGTAGGGAGAAGGTCATCTAACATGTCCTGTGCGACTGGTGATACCGCCTGCCCAGGAGTTGTCATGTCCCACATATTACGATTGACCCTTATAAACTCAAGTCCAATGATAGTCTGTAACGTGCCAGGAACGAGTTGCATCGGGACTGGTTGCGCGAAAGAATTCGGCTTCCAGAGTACGATGGCTCTTTGACCGGAGTTCAGCCAACCTACTAGCTCATCATCACTCCAGCGCGTAGCTGTCAGGTCACTGAGAATCTGCCTCGCCTTACCAATTATTGCCGACCCTGCTATTGACATGATTTACCTCTAAAAGTAGTAAGGTGAGGTTGGAATTCGCTGGCCACCCTCGATAGTCTGGAAGAATCCGACCTGCTTCGGAGTTCTGAAAGAAAGCACCTCGTCAATTTGTTTGTAAAGTATCCCCATGAAGTTTTTGTCAATTACGACTGCCATTCCCATTTGACAGACATCGATCACCGCTTCCTGGATAGCGAAGTCGAATAATCCATTGAAAGGGATATTGTCGGTGAATGCGGTAATCTTGACCGGCTTCTTATAATACTGTGCCAAAATTGTCACATTCTGCGAGGGTGTTGGATAAAGAGTCGCCGTCTTACCTCGCAGCTCGTAATATCTGGGTGTGGAGGCTTCGGTGAAACTCATCTTCGATTCACTGGGAAGAGGGTTGAGCAGACACTTCGTACCTGAAATATACGGACGTTCGGAGAAACCGAAGAAGTCGGCCGGCAGGGTGATTGTTGTGGCAGGCGCGACGACAGCCTGGCTGAACGAACCTTGGATAATGTCGGACTGTCTTAACAGAAGCCTCCGGAAGATAATGTCGATCGTGGCATTGAGAGAACCGTAGAAGTCCAACTGAATCGGTTTTTTAATGGCGGCGAGTCGTTGGAGAACAACGTCGAAAATGTCCTGAGCCTTGATCACCGAGTCGTCGATCGGGAGAACAACATCGGTGGATTGAGTGATTAAGTCGTTCCCGATAGTGTCGCCGCTTGAAAGCCGGACGATATCAACCCCATAAGGACCGCCGACAGGAACTGCAGGAAGATTCTCAGCATACCATGATTGAGTAGTTGAACTGTCCGGGTATTCAGTGAGGAATATTCTACACCCTGAAACTTCACTGTCCACCCATGCGACTGTCGAGAAGTTGTAGAATTGCGTATTGTTTACAACTCTCGCGTAGACTTCACTATTCCCTAAACCTTTATCATATCGGATCGATTCGTTCATACCCTCTCCTTAAACATTCAAAGAAAGACCGGAACGAGTCCGGTCTAACCTTCAATCTTTAAACAGGCAGGCCCATCACAGCCTGGATCTCGTCGGCGAAAACTTTAAAGCCGGCGGCGGCTGAAACATCACCTACCTTCGGCATCGCAGGTTTACCGCCGAAAGGTTGACCGTAATTCTCGACCGGGATTGACGCGACCGCTTCTTTAATCTTGGCGATTCGGTCTTCGTCGGACATGTCTGCGGCGGCATCGGGGGCATCAGGAGCTGCCTGATTTACTGGCGCTTCCAATGCGGCCAGCTTTGCCAGAAGAGCGGCGTTCTCTTCTTGAAGTTTTGCTTTTTCATCGTCGACCGGAGCTTCAGTAGCCGGGGCTTCGGGTGTATCTGCGGCCGGGGCCGGAGTCTGCTCTTCTACGACGGGTGCCACTTCGCCCTCATACGGTTCCATGTCATCGCGCTCGGCGAGATTTGGGGCGTAGACATAGATTCGTCCAGTGGTTGTCTGCTTTACATACTTCGGAGGATTTGCGAAATCGATCATTGGTATTCTCCTTTCAGTTGGACTGCTCAATGAAACTCCAGAACCGAAGCTCTGGAGTTCGATCAGCATTCCAATTATGCGGCCGCTCGATAAACGATGTAGCTTATCTGAGCATCGTTACCTGTATTCGCCGCCGACAGGGTGATTGTCAGCGTGTTCGTAGTAGGAACGATTTTGGTGATGTACGCCGCCTGTGTCGGAGAGACGAGGAATGAGGCGACGACAAGATCGGTCGCCGCGACACCTGAAACAGTCGTAGCCAGAGAAGCACCACTTCCACTCCATGTTATCGTGCCGCCGTACTTCACGACATGGGAAGGAGTGATACCGGCCGCAAGATTGGTAAGGGCGACACCGCCAGCTCCAACCGTCCCGATAAGCGTGAACGTACAGGAAGCGGTCGTACCTGTGTTGCGATACATGGCGCCGTTATCAGAGCAAATAAAAAGACAGCCGATGGCATACTCTTTCTTTCCGCTCGGAACGGCAGATGACACACCGACGACAAGCAAACGCCGGTCGTTTACATCCCTGATGAGCACGTTCGGAGTCGTCGACACCGAAGGCGCTCCACCCGTAAGAGTGATTACATCCATGATTTTAGGCATGGCGCACCCCCTTACGAAGACATATCGCAGACAAGCATCTGTACTGAGATAGTCGGGTTGGTAGTGGTAGTCCCGCCGCCGATGGCAAAGACGAGGTTGACCAGAACATCGGAAGTACCGACATTCAGAGGAAGAGCAACTGTCGCGTTCCCGCCTACTGCGGTCGCCTTGGTGAGAATATCACAGGTCGCACCGATATCGGTTGTGGTGAAGCGAAGTTTCGCCGTACAAGTCGAAGAACATCCGACAGCGATTGTAGTTGTCTTGATCAGAGTCGCCAAAATGACAGTGTTCGCCGGCAGGGTAAAGAGGTTGACGATATCCGCGTTGGCAACCTTACTGGCAGCGGCCAAAAGCGTGTCCAGGTTGAAGCTCTGCTTGATCAGCCGCGCAGAACCGGCTTGACTCCGTGTGATGCCCGTTGCCGGGGAAGCCATCGCACCATCAATGGACGTAGTAGTTGAAGGATAAGCACTCATTGTTTTCTCCTTGAAAATAAATGCCCCCTCCGGAGAGGGGGGCTAGAAATTAACCTTTGGTGACGTAGCAGTTACCCAGAACGTCAGGCTTGACTACGCTGTAACCAAAGACCTGAAGGCCGTCCATGATCGTAGCGAAGGAATCGGGATCAGGGAAGGTGCGGTTTTTGATGAGCTGGCTGGCGAAAGTCAGTGCAGACTTGTGACCGAAAGACACGTTCCAACAGGTCACGGTGTCAGAAACACCAGTGTAGTTGTTGGAGGCATAGATGTCGAAATCGGCGATCTGCCCCTTATAGCCGTTACGGATAACGGTGTTGGTGGAATCACCGGTTACGTCGGCCCTGCGTAGATCGCCCTTATTTAAAAGGTTAAACCACCACTCAGGAAGAACCAGCCAGCGGTCGGAGTTCGGGGCGTTGGCTTCGGACAGAACCGAGGACATATCCACGATAACGTCGAGAGCGTTCGCTTTCGTGATCGTCAACGGGGTCGCCGTCACGCCCATGTTGTACGAGGCCGATACCTTACCGGCGGTCAAGCCGGTGTTAAGGGAACCGGCGCTCGGATAGATGCCGTTCAGGATGGTCGAGTCGATGGAGATTGCGAGCTGCTGTCCACCGTCCATCGCCCACTCGGAAAGAGCGTTGATGTCGTTCTGGATCTCGTCGATGTCGTCGATGTTCAGGCAATAAGCCTTCGCATAAGCAATATCGAGTTCCACCGTCGCGCTTTCAGGGGTCTGGCGATGGTCGCGCAGATTCATCCCCTTCTTGTAATCGAAGATGGTCACGTCGGGACGAGTCCGGATGATGACCTTATCGCCCTGTTTTGAAATTGTACCCTGGTACTTCGTGTTCGCGATTGAAGCGTAAACGGTTGATAAATAAAACTTTTCAAGCAACTCCATCGCATAAATCTGGGGAGTATACTGAGATATCCCCTGGCTACCGAGATCGGGATAGCCTGCCGCACGTCCTACAAATGCACTCATTGTGGTCTCCTATTTGACCAGCCTGCCTTCCATCTGCGCCTTCATAAAAGCGTCCTTCTTCTTCTGGTACTCAGCTTCCTTCCCTCGGTACTTCCCGTCGTTATAATCCTTATAAATCTGTTGCATATCAGAGAAACGCAGTACGTCTCCCTTGGCGTTGTCGAGGATTGTCTGCTGGCCACCACCAGACTTATTAGGGACTATCTGATCATCCGGCACTTTGGATTTAGTGGCTGTCGGTTTTTTTTGTGATTCGTAAAAGTTAATTACTTCTGCCATCGCATCCGAATCAGCATTCTGGTAAGCATCGTTGATAAGCTTGTGATAGTTGGAGCCCGTACCGGGGGCTGGAGTCTGAAGCCATTCCATGAAGGCCGGGTCCACATTTACGCCTGTATTCAGTCCGGTCCATGAAGGACAAAGACCATGGAGGTCTTTATGGAACTGTTGTTCGGCGGTCGTGGTAGTCAGGTCTTCGGTGTTCTGGCTTACCTTATCCAGTTTTTCCTCTATCGGTCTTCCAACATTCTTAGCCACAAGTACGTTGTTTTCCGTAACTCTCTCAGCGTGAGTCTGCCCGTAGGTATCAAACAGGTAGAGGTAACTGTCGGTCGCCCTCATTTCAGGGGTGACGTGAGGTGACGTGTACTCTCCCTCTGTTGCCAGGGTCGGGGATTTATCCGCGATATTCTGGGTCTTGATACTCTGGATTTCAGTCTTCATACTGTCGAGTTCGGTCTGCAAGGCGGCAATCTTCTGATCTCTGTCGCGTACCCATGAATGAAGTCGGGGTACTTCGGAGTTGTACTTATTCAGAAGGGTCGTGTACTTCTGGTCAGCGTCAGGCTCTGTATTCTCAGGGGGGGTCTCAGGGATGGCGCTGGCAATAAGCTCCTTGGCTTTGTCAACTTCATCGGTCTCATAAACCTCTGGGAATGCAATCTTGTGCAATGCTTTTGCTTTTTCTCCTGGTTCGATTGATGGGTCGTGCTTACTCATTGTTTCCTCCGTGGCCCCCTTAGGGAATCACGTTATAAATGCCGAGGTCTGTGGTCAGAAGTCCCGGTCGATTGTCAATACGCTTTATTCATATCTACAGTTGCTTCTCTTCCCGCCCTGATTGCGTCGTGCTGTTCTCTGGCTGTCTCGATCTCTTTTATGATATCGGCCAGTTCGTTGTATCTGCCGGCCTGGATATTTGCCAATCTATCTGCTGGTGCGCTTGCCATACCTATGACTGCCGCTTCCTTCCGCGACTTCAGCCAGTTTAAAATTCGACCGCCATCAAGGTCATTCAGGTCAGAGAGCAGGGCGAAGTCGGTAATCATGGATGTACTCCCTGAGCATTTTGAAAAGCATTACTGTCTACGCCGCCAGCTGGATTACCAGCGTTGTCCAGCGCGACGGCTGACGGCTGAGGGGTTATCCCGCTTCCCGGCTGACTTCCTCCGGCCGGTGAAGACCCGTTCTGCTGCATCAGCATAAGTTGCTGCGCCTGCTGCTGTTCGATCTTCTGGATCAGTTCCTTCAGTTTATTCTCATCAGGGATGATATCCATCTCAGGAGCGAGTTCCCTGAAGATCGCTTTCAGAATCTTCGCCCTGCCTTCGATGCCTACTATCTGCAGGTCGGTCGGATTATTCGTCGTGGCGAGGGCTTCGTTGAGTCTCGCTGTCTTCTGCTCTTTCGCCAGGTAAGAAGTCACCCCTCTGGCGACGACTTTCGCATCCCCCTTCAAGGACTCGTCGGGATCGTAGAGCATGTTGTAGTCATAGGTTCTTGAGATAGTTCCTTCGGTCATTCTATCCAGATGAGAGATCGCTTCCTTGACGTTCCTGGAGGCGGAAGTCATCAACATCGAAAGACCGGAAGCCGTCCCGCCGGCTCCAGAAGCTGCGGCATTTCCGTAAGCCCATCGGGGTATCCCGGTCTGATCTTCAGACATGGTAGAAAAGAACTCATAGACCTGTAACAGTCCGGCAGTAATCATCTGCGGCTGGTAGTAGTTGACGGCCTTCGCTTCGAGCATCTGAGCATTGGTGGATTGAAAGACTTTCCACGGATACAATTTCACATTGGCGCCGGGGATTCTGTCTACGTTGATTTCAACCATGGGCCCGGAAGCGAGTTGTGAGTTGTTGACGATGGCTCTGGCTACGGAATTACAGACATCCTGGACGTCGGACATCAATTCGGGAACACCTTTACCCCAGAAGGAACCGGGAACTCTTTGGAAGGAATCGACTGAATAGGGTTTGCGGCCCAATTCGTCGGGGTTCAAAATGGCTCTGAAGACATAATTCCCCGCCATGAAAGCATTGATTTCGTACTCCATTTCAGGGTCGACACCGTTTCCCATGCCCCAATCGATCAGCATGGAACCTGGTACGGAACCCCAGAATTCGAGGACATCTATCTTATCCGAGAAATACATGGATTGAGTCGAGCCGAAGTCGTACATCGCTCGTTCCGCGTCGCTCGTCAGCATTTCTCTTTTTCCGCCGATACCGTATTCCTTAATGACTTTCCGGATATTCTCTTCCGAATAACCGGGAACGCCGATCAGAGCGATAAGGTCTTTACGGGCAAGCTGATGCCTTTCGATCAGATAACCATCGTCAACTCCTCTTGAATCAGGGGCGGGATAGAGATCGAAGGGGGAAACGCGGTCCCAGGTCGGCATCTTCGTCTTCTCTGCGGAGACCGTCCAGCCCTGTTGTCCCTGCTTCCACTGCTGAGACTTTTTGACCCTGATAACCGGTCCCTTAATGATGCCGGCCTTTAGTCTTACAAAGTCAGAGACCACCGCCCACCACGAATCATGCCAGCCGCCCTCGGTGAGTTGGTCGTCAATCTTGTCGGCCATCCGTTTGCAACGAAGCTTCGCCTCTTCCATGAGCTCCATCATAGTCTTGTCGCGACGCTGCTCGGCGTACTTGCGGATCTCTTCTTTGAGGTCTGCTATTTGAAGTTGCTGATTGACCTGTTGAGCCTGGGCGAGAACTTCCTGGTAAACATCTCTGACTTCCTGCTGGATTATTTGCTTAATGTCGGGGGGAAGGTCTGGTACTGGCGTCGGGGTAACTGTCCACGGCTTTTCACCAACAGGACGGAGAATGTCGTTAATCCATGACTCGGCAGCGCGGCACTTCGTAGCGGTGAGAAGAACATAGACCTCAGACCCGCCCATTTGACGGATCGCGGCCAAAGTACCAGACTCATAAACACCGTTGTCCATCCTGAGGTTTCTAAGCATCTGCTGTTCGATCGGAAGTTTTGCTTCCTTCGCCCGTTGCCAACAACGCGTGATGTATCCGGAGAGAAGGGGTATTGGTTCTGGAGTGGGTTCGGCGGCTCTAATCTTGGCAAGTTGTTCCTGTTCAACAGCGGCAGGACTTCTGTACTTCACCATACCAAAGTTTTGAACGCCTGAAACTGCCTGCATATTCACTCCAATAAAAAAGCCCGGAAAGAGGCGATTTCTCGACTCCATCCGGGCTTCCATTTTTCTCCTCCAACTTAGGAGGAATGATAAGTTTCCGAATTACTTTATTTTTTCAGTGACAGCTTCTTCTAAGCTTCTTATTCCACCTTGATGTATCTCCACATGAATAACGAGCCTATAAGTTTTATCGAGCGTGATTTTACCTGACCTATGCAGATTGTCAACATATTTCTTTATGAGGTCAATTTTCATTTAACCACCCTGACTTGAAGTTTAGGTTCGCAACCGCCTGGGTCGTATAATTTCTCAAGCACAATATCCTCTCTTTTTACTCCGTTGTGCAGGTGCATTTGGATCTCAGCCTCAATCTTCTGCACCATTGTCCGTTCTATATTCTGGGTGAGTTGTGCCATGCTTCTGCTGGCTTCTGCCTGAAGCATAGACATCCCTGTTGTTGTCAATATTGAGTTGCCATAAATGTCTGGCATTTTAAATTTCCGCTCGAATACCACCTTGACTGAACCCGGTTCGAATTCAAGTTCAAATCTATCTGAGACTTCGACATCGCGGAAGCGTGCGATGACCATAAGCGCATCGATCAGTTGACCGGCGTTGGAGACTTCGAGGGCGCGGAGCTCTTCGAGGGGGATTGTGAAGCTGTTCGACCGCCCTACTGTTTGAGAGGACGCATTATACTGGCTTATAGCTGCCGCAGCCGAACCCACTGCCCCCATGAAAGACATCACTCCCCTCAAAACGGCGCCTCGCTGTAAACTTCAATCTCAACCTCAGAAAATATCGGCCTTATCTTGATATTTATCGTGCGATCATCATCGACATTGAATCCGTAAAGCCTGAGCATTGCTTTGGCCGCGTCAAGAAGTTCGGTTGGGGTTTGGCAAGGCATCTGCATAAACTTTTCCATCGGGATTGTGAGACTGGAACTAGCCGTCACTGGTCTAAAAACATTACCCGGGTTGTGAGGTATTTCGTCATTCACACGCCGCCCCACGATCCACCACTATCGTTATTGAGAACGCGGCCTTCCTTGTAATGCGATGGTGGTGGAGCAAGTGGAATCGGTATGACATTCCGGAGATGTTTTGCGATGGCGCGGCTCATAACGCGATCATCAAATGTTCCTGCCTGCGCCTCATACCGCCCTACTTTTGTCCTCTGGAACGTGAGAAATTCCCCAAAGGCTTCCTCAGACTTTACTCCGTCTGTGTTGTGGGCAACTTCGGTCTTGAGGTTGTCAAGTATCATCGGTCGCGTCTTCTCGTTGGTATGCCAACCGAAACGTCTTCGGGGTTTGACTGGTGGCTCCTCGACCATTTCCATGTGCTGCCTTGGATACCTGGCATCAAAGACTCTGTTGACAACTGCGACACCTGCATTGTTGCGCTCGATTCCCAAATAGGCGGTATTGTACCGCTTACCAATCGCCATGAGAATGTCGCCCCACTCCTGCAAAGGACACTTTCCATGCCAACTCGCGACCTCATCCCCCGTCCGGTGGTCTACAACCGTCGCGTCGTTAAAGTCTCCCTCCGCCGTCCCTTCGGAAACGTCGGCTCCGATTATATACGCTTTGCCGGGTCGCGGTTCTTCCCATACAAAAAGTCTTCCATCTTTCTCCGCTTCCCAATTACCCGTAGCGACGTTGTATTCCAGTTTCTTTAAAGGTGGTGGTGCCGACTTTTTCTTAGCCAGCACCTTCCCGTTGTCAAAGTACGGAGTTCCTGTAGCAATAAACGCGTTCTCAGGGGTATCTGGGTGCGCGGCGTTGAAATCTGGGATACTTCCCTTGAACTCGTTATGGATTGACCAGCGGCGCCAACTGATTTGCCCATCGGAAAGGTTGTAAGTCGTCTTGATGAGAACTTCCTCTTCGGTTAGAACAAAACCTTTCGGTACCGGCCAGGTATTCTTTGTATGAACAAACCACGGAAGGAATATGGAGACTTCCTGATTACTTTCAGGGGCGTCATAGTTGATAGACTCGATGATTATTGGATCTCCGCTCTCGTCAAGTTTCGATATCCAATAACGATACCTCGATCCCCAGAAGCGAACATAGAACTCACCACCTACTCCGTTGGCCGTAGACTCGCCGATAATCATTGACTCCGGATCTGTCTTCGGGACTGAGGGAAAAGCGTTATTCAGGATAGTGCCGGCGTTCTCACCGTAGAAGCCAATTTCGCTCAAGTGCAAAATATGAATAGCCTGGCCTGTGCCAATTTCCTCAACTCCCGCCGTGGCAATCCTGAATGCTGAGTCAAGCCCTGTCCCTTCATCATTGTTAAATTCGAGCATCCTGGCGTTATTCGCTCTCGTCTTCGGCCGGACATTTTTCGGGGTATTCGCGTGGAATCGCTTTATCATCCTGAAAAGGAAGTCGCTCGTTGTCGGGCGGTTCGTGACTTGGAAAGTGTACCGGTTTGAAACAAAGGCGGTCTGCTGATAAGCGTACCCAGAAACGTAGGTCGATATCCCTTGACGCCGTGACTTGAGTATCCAGAGCCTCAGAAGGCGCCCCTCGTTTTTCAGCTTCATAATTATGCTGTGCAGGATCTCTTGTGGCCGGTTGAAGATAAACGGTACGAGACCACCGCCCTCTTCCGGAGGCACATGAAGACATTGAGCAGCGTATTCCTTGAAATCCATACTGAGGTAGTAAATGCCCAACATCTCAGAGAGTTCGTCTACACTCAGGTCTGCGAGTTTATTCTGGAGGTCGCTCATTGTCCCATCTTCTCTTTGAGCATCGCCTGGATCATCGCAATGCCTGCCTGGGGGTTCTCTTTAATCTGGGCGACGATGGCGACCTTCGCTTCAAACGATCTTGTCTCTACGACAACTTTCTTTTCAGGAAGTGCCGAAAGGATATCCGTTGTAAACTTTGCCGCGTCAAGTCTGGCCCTGTGGTCAGGGACCATCTCAACCTTCGCTGTGTTGACTTTGTGGAGCTTGCCGGTCTCCTCGTTCTTCACGTAGTCCCCGCCCCGGACTATGACGGCTGAGTTCGCGTCCATTGCCTCGGAGCAGACGGTCGCCACCTTATCAAGAGTCGCGCCCTTTACCTGCATGAGTTCGGCCAGCATCTGATTGTTGTTCAGCTTCTCGCGGACCATCTTCACGGCCATCGAAGCTCCAGAGCTCGCACTGTTCGCCGGATACCCCGCATACTCTCCCGCCTCTTGCATAGTCATACCTGCCGCCCTTGCGAACACAACATCCATGTGCCGCTTTTTGATTTCGACATCATGCTTTTCATGGACCTTCCTCCGTTTGCCGTTTAAATTCAAAGTCGGCATGATCATTTTAATCTCTTGCACGATACCTCCAAATCCGCTCGGCCTCTTCTGGTGTTTGGTAATGGAATGATTTCGGCCTTATCTCACAACCAAGATTTTTGCATTCAATGCTGTAGTTAAGAAGCATCCCCGGAGTTTTCAAGACTTGATGCCTCAAATCGTCCTCTGGGTAGTCGTTTGTTTTTGCATGGACACCGAGCATGGGCCGCACATTGCACCAAGGACAGGACTGTAGAGAAAACTGTATTTTTTCTACGCCTTGATACCATCTTTCAAATTCCTTGATGGTGCCTTCTTGATGGGCATGTTTGAATATGCCGTACAAACCTTTGATTCACTCGATGTTCATGTCAATCATTGGATTATCATACTCCCTTCTTTTTTCAGGCGCAAGCATTTCTCTTAACTCCGGTTCGAAAATCTTCAAGAAGAACAGCGCGGTATCGTGATATGCCTTCGCCGAAGCAAGGTGATGTACCTGCTCCATGATCTGCTTTTTGGTGATTGGTTGAACTCCTGACTTCTCCTGGTTACGCTTCTGCAGGTCTCCGAGCATTGTTAAAAATACTGCCAGCCTGTCCTTGATCGGCTTCTCGATAAGTGATTCCATGCCTGATTTCTTAACTGGGGTTGTGTCTAGTGATGCCATGTTATGCCTCCTTTTTAAATGGATTCATTTGCGTTAGCCATTTGCCGTAACGGGGCTCTTTTAAAGCAGCGTCAATTTTTTTGCGCTGAGTCGAGAGTAAGGGGAGCGTTACAAATTCGCCTTCAAAAATCGTGCTGAGTGTGTTCTGGCCTTGTAAACGCGCCGTCACCAAGTTAATCGTAATCTGTTTTGTATCCAGAGCTGATTGAAATTTATCGTAAAAAGGCTCCGTGAAGTCAAACCAGCTTTCGTCATCAGAGTTCAACCCATGATTCTCTTTCTTCTGAATCAGGATAAAGTGGAGTTCAGCCATCAAGAGTTCGGATTTATCGTTCATTTGTAATGGCCTTTTTCTTAATCGCGTTGAACTTCTGCGCCAGGCTTTGAGGATGCAGATCGAACCCAAACTTATCGGCGATATCCTCCCATGACGACGTACAAGGTTTCGCCATCCTCAACTTTTCGATTTCACCGAAATGTTCGATGATTTTCATAATAGCGGCTCGGCCAATATCTCTGGTATTTCTGCCTTTGCGGGATTCTTTGAATGTCAAGGTGGGGATCGGTTTGGCTACGGCCGGGCATGGCTCAATCCAATGGCCGCAATTGTAGCAGGAATGTCCCATTATCAAGGCTGTGGCGCTATCATCCTGTCTGTTAGTCGCCGCCTGAATACTACAGCCAGCGACTCCATATACGCCATTGGAGTTATGGCAGTGTGGACATTCTTTCATCGCACCAGCTCCTTCTGTGGCCGCGTCCCCTCGGCGGATTGCTTAACAGGTTGTTTCTTTGCCTGCCGGTACTTCTGGTAAGTGTTCAGAGACTTCTCAGCCGGTACAACTGCCGGTTCTACTGGCGCACTCATCATTGCGTTGAGATTTGCAGGAGTCATCCTGACAACAGCCGGCGCTGGAGTGTGGCAGCCCTTGATGAACGTCACGGTTCCGGCAACACAGGCCAGACCAATGCAGACCGCAAAGCATAGCCCTGCGATACCCGCGCTGTCTTTTTGCTTTGAATCTTTAAAACCGGCAGTCCTGACATCGCAATCATTCAGAGCCTCTGTTACATTCACTTGAGATTTCATAAAGCCTCCTTTGTTTAAATGAATCCTACTTCTGATAGCAACTTTTCCGATCGCGTTACCTGGTCGAGCGACATCACGGTGAGCTGACTCTTTTTGTGATAGAGATGGCGGATCTCTTTTGAATTTGAAATCAGAACATTGTCCTGCCGAATCGCGATTGAGATATTTCTATTGAAGAGATCGAGGGCGTGGTTTCTGGGCCGGTCGATAATGTCTTCAAGCGGGAAGGCAATCAAGTCCTCGCCGGATTTCCATTTGATCTTGATGCGAGTTTTCATAGTGGGAGTTCTTCCTCTATTTTTTCTCTACGGCTTGAAACCTGCCCATATTCAAGGAAGTCCCGAAACTTAAACGATTCTCTGTCTATGTCGGCTTCCAACCTCCATCCCTTCGCCCCGTTGCGGTTTTTCAGACCCTCACAGACAAGAGATCCTTCTTTGTCGTGATAGAAACCAAGGCCGATATCGGCGGCTTCTTCTATGGCACCACCTCCCTTTGCATCACTGAAAAAGATGCCATTCTTCTCTTTCCTCCCGATGACGTTTATCTGGGAAACCAAGACAATAGGAACATTCAGCGCCTTTGCCATGGTCTTAATGCCATAGGCGTTGTGCTCAATTCTATCAAAGATCTTGCCGGGGCCTGGCATGAGCTGAATAAAATCGATTCCTACCACAGAAAGTTCTCCTTTTTTCTGTCTTGCCAACTCAATATATCGTTCCATTTTTTCAAGCGTGAGGCGGGTTTTGGAACAGACCGTCATCCCGCTCCCCTTTGTTTTTATGAACTTTTCAATGCCATAATGGAAGGAATTATTACCAAAATAGCCTTCTACGTTCCGACCACTCGCACCACATTCAATCTGCAGTTCTCGTTCAAAAATCTTCTCGTCTGGCATCTCCATGGAAAATAGAAGGCTTTGGTGTCCGGTTCGCCTCGCCCCCCGCATGAGAATATTTTGAAGGAAAGCTGTCTTAAAACCACCGGGTTCAGCTACCACAGTCATCACCTCTCCAGGGCAAACACCACGGATCTTATCATCAAGCAATCTATACTCGGTGATGAAACGATCTTTTGTAACGGTTGCCACTTTGGTCTTGTAGTAAGCCAGTCGCTCCTCGAAAGAGGAGAGGTCGCTTATGCTGACACCTCCGAGAGAATCCATTCCGGACTGTAAAGAGGAGATATTTGTCTTGGCCTCTGCCATTAACTCCGAAAGATCATAATTTTCATAAGCTTGGCTGTTGATGTTTATGCACAGGGCAATAATCTTACGGCGGTTGGATGCTTCTCTAACGAGGTTGCAGTAATATTTTACGTTAGCTGATGTTGGGACAAAATCTACGAGATTTAAAAGGTATGATAACCCGCCACATTCCTCAAGTTCGGCTCTCTCGTTAAGCGTGCTCGATATCCCTACGAAGTCAATTGGGAGTCCATGGGATCTGTGATGCCGCATGGCCGCGAATATTTTACGGTGAGTCTCGCGGTAGAAGTCTTCCGTTTCAATCAGACAGGAGATCGTTTTCAGGCATTCGCTGTCGGTGAACACGGAGCCCAAGATGCTCATCTCAGCATCAATATTTTGCGGGGGTAGACGGTGATCGGTCATAGCGGCAATTCGTACAAATCTATTTTGTCGAGTTCCACAGAAATGTATTTCGCCTTGCACTCTTCGCATAAATAGATCGTACCGTTTTTAATGGTGACTGTCGCCGACGGGCGGATATCTCTTTTCTTGCAAACGTCGCAATCATGAGTTGTTCTTTTCATTTGGAAGCTCCTCTATCCATTGTTTAAGCCTTACACCTTTTGGCGGAATGATACCCAAATCTCTGCATTTTTCCGAAACCTCTACCAAACTGTAGTTTAAATCACCAATGCAATAACTTAAAAACCCTATTCCGTGCGATTTTATTTTCTCATCTAAAAGGAAATGGCACGTCTTCACAACCAATCTGCTTAGGTCTGGAACTGTCTGCAATAACCCAGACACCAACTTCCCGTCTTTGCCGCCAGCAAAAGAATATTCCCGGTTAAGAACCTTTTTGTATGCGTAGCAGAACCATGTGATGAAGAGTTTATGTTCAGATCTCTCTGGCGGGGGTTCCGTCGCCAAAGGTTTTTCTTTATTCTTATTCTTTATAGTTGTAGTCCCTTGCCTGTCCCTTGCCTGTCCCTTGCCTGTCCCTTGCCTGTCTTTGACCTCTTCTAACTCTTTGATAAATATACGTATCTCCTGTCCTTTGCCTGTCCTTTGGTTGTCTACAACATGTCCCTTGCCTGTCCTTAGCCCCGCGACAAAATTACGGACCTTGTTTCGGCTCCATGACCACATTCTTGAATAACCATTTATTGTTTTTTCTTCTCCGGCTTGAATATCACAGCGCAATGAAACATAGGCTTCGAGGAAGGTGTATTCTCCACCCTTCGGCAGTAAATATTTCAGCCGTTCATCAATAGGTATCCAGCCGCCGTCTTTCATCCGCAGCGATAGTCAGTGTTGTTGATTATTTTACAGGCGTGTATGAAATATTTAAGCCTCTCCATGGTCATCCAGTTCTTATCGGCGAGGTGATCTATCCACCCAATAATATCTTCTGGCCTTTTAAGTCGGTCAACGTGAATGTCGTAGGCATGCTCGCAATAATTTAATACCAGGTGGTCGCCGTCTAAATAAATCCCTTTATTGCCCTTTTTCTCTAACGTCATCATTGAGAAAACATCTTCTTCTAGTCCCATGGTAGGCCCCCTTGAACAAAAAACCCCTCCAGGGGTCGGCACACCACCTGAAAGGGTCTTGTCCTTCACTGGCAATGCCAGTAGAAAGGATTTCTGCAAAGCCGGGTGCCGCCGACCGAAGCTGTTTCAATATGTGATTTGCACCCTACTCCCACAATAATTGCCTTGTCAACAAAAAAAATTATTTATTTTTCCTTGACAGTTTGATTACCACCTGATATTTTATTGTCAATCACACAGGAGGTATTTGCTATGCCAGTTTTAAAGAACCTAGCAGGGCTGATGAAACAGCGGGACATCATACCGGAAGAGTTGGCCGGTGGATCAGGCAGGGAGTTCAGCGTGATGACAGTGCGCCGCGCCATGAAGTGCCGGGGTATTGACTTATTGAAAGCGAAGTCCATCGCTAAACATCTGAAGGTCAAGCTGTCTGATCTGGTAGGCACGCCATGAGTACCAAAGGTCAAATCCTCCGCGTAGATCCGCTCAAATCCTTAGCTGAGGTAAAGCGCGTCAAGGCGGTCCTCGCGAATCACCCGCGTAATTTGGCTATATTCACATTAGGGGTAAACACTGCCCTCAGAGCCTCAGACATCGTGAAGTTGAATCGCGAAGACGTGCGCTATCTCAAGGCTGGCGACGTACTCCCGCTCCGGATGAAAAAGACGAAGAAGATAATCGACATCACCCTGAATCAGGAAGTGATTGACGCGATTCGGCCTCTGCTGATCGAGGGTAATGGGCCGCTGTTTGCATCTGAGAACGACCCATCGCGGTATCTCACGGAGTCGCATTTGTGCAGACTGGTTCAGGACTGGTGCCACATGGCGCATCTCAAGGGTCGGTACGGGTCTCATTCTATGAGGAAGTCGTGGGCTCACCTGCAGCTCAAACTTTTCCACGCCAAAGAGGAACATATCTCGGTCGCACTTGGCCACTCTACTGTTCGGCAGACGCGGCTATATCTTTGCATACAGGATGAAGAAGTGACGAATCTTTTTATGAATTGCATCTAAGGCTTTCCTCCTGCCAGGATAGCGAGAGGTCAATACACGAGGTGGGGTTTTTGGGATAACGCCGAATTGAGCAGCAAGCGGAGCGCAGTCTGATCGAATGATTGGTTAAAAAAGGGGGGAATATGGCCGAGGAATTTGAAAAGTGGTTTGAGAACGAAACTAATCTAGCAGGTAGACACAAGAGCCTTGCTGAACTTGCTTGGCAAGCCGCTACCAACTCAAAATCGAACCCCTCGCAGCCGAGAATAAGAGGCTGGAAGAAATATTTGGCGCTTTAGTCGCTAAAATGGACTTGATACATAATGATCCTAAATTCGTATGGGTATGGCAAATTGCTCAGTTGCATTGTGGCCCTTACACCGGCCCGAAATATGAGGACGAACTAAACGCTGCCAGAGCCGCATTGAAAGGAGAATAGGTATGTTACCAGTTATAAAAGGTTGGAGGAAGTTCTCAAGAGAGGTCGAACAGCGGCTGGAAGAAAAAGAAGAAGAAGGATACGCCGGGTGGGATGGCGACTACCCTACTGAAGCATTACAGGAGGAATTAACCGATGACGCGCTTCAAATTGAGCGTGATGGTGGGTATAAAGATCAGGCACTTGATGTAGCCGCAAGAGCAATGATGCTATGGCATAGGATGCCGCATTGAAAGGAGAAGGGGAATGAGTGACCAAAGTATAGCCGACAAACTATTTGGAGATTTGACAAAAGAAATATACGGCGACTTGGTATCACAACTCACCGCCGCCAACGAGCGGATAGCGGAGTTGGAATCGCAGGCTAAAAATAAGATTGCTCTTGATGACATAATGTATCAAGCAACGGGGCCTATATTATCAGACCTGAAAACTGAAATTAAAGACCTTAAAGCCCAGCTCCGTGAGTGGGCGCAGGAAGCGTGGGAGGATACACACGCTTTTAATTACGTGCTTAAAATAAACGATAGTGCGTCCAGATATTCGATTATCGAGAAGTGGCGCAAACGCGCAGGGGGATAACAAATGGGCAGGCGCCGGCCAGAAATAAAAAAAGATTACATGGAGGTTTTGCGTCCCTGTATGCACTTCCACGGAATCCAGATAAAGAGTGAGGCCATTTTCCGGAGATTCGCCGCGGCAGTGGATACGATTGAAGAGATCTGCGGGATTCATTCCAGCCTGACCAGTCTTGAGGATATCTTTGTCTGTCCTGACATCGATCTTGATGCGATTCCCGATCAAACCCCGATGGAAAAGTTACTGATCGGGATGATAAAAACACTGAGCTGCAAAGGGAGGGATCGGTGAGTCTTGCTGATCATTACCCACTTGCCAGTCCTGGCACTTGCGACTATCATATTGTACGCGGAGAATGTGGAATCGGAGCATGTCCTGTTCTGAACGCTGGTAAATGTGATTACGTCACAGAACTTTGCCAGAACGGAGAAACCGGCGCCTTCTGTGGATCTCACTGCCGCTATTACATCCTTGGAACCTGTAAGGATTCGTTGAGGGTTTCTGTAAGGGAGGCAACGAGTGAAAAAGGATAGCCCGGTCCTGCAGATAATGTTTGCTGGCGGTATGGCTTACGTCACAAGGAATGGCGAGTTCTTCAGAACCGATTCCGAGAACCCAGGAAACATTTATAGAATTGAAAAAGTCATCCGGAAGGCCCCTCCGGCAGACTGGCGACTGGTAATGTTCAGGCCGAAGAACGGCGGGACATATCAGCGCAAGAATAGGAATGAGTGGGTGTTGATATAAGATGTGCGTTCTGTGAAAAGGTCATCAAACACCCTCGGCACGTAGTATGGTCCTGCGCTCAAAGCCGCCACGTCAGGCTGCACAAGAAGTGCTACACGCCCTTCATAGTCGCCGAACGGTTGCGCGGTGCATCTGTTAAACCACATATAAAATTTATACAGCCATCAAATATAACCACTGAGGACCTTGCTTATATGGAAGCGAAATACGCTCAAAAAAATGTGCTCTGGATAAATTCCGGAGAAAAAATTTAAGGAGTGAAGCTGTCATGGAAACCGAACAGTTTAATGAGAGTTATTGGTGCATCTACTGTCAAAGAGAGATCCGTCCGGAAGTTCATGATGGCGGGAATTTGTATATTCATGATGACGTAGAGCACCCGGCTACTTTCACACAAAGAGATGAAAAAATTGAACATTAGGAGAACTGGGGAGGCGCAGGACCTCCCCGTATTTTTAAAGAGATGCCGCTACCCACGTACCGTCATTACGCTCGTGCATTACTTTGCCAAGGGCGCGTTTTGAAGCACCCGTGAAACCATCAGACGCCTTCATTTTAATTTCAGGGGACTTCTTGTCTCGTTCATCTCCATAAGCGACTCCATTTGATTGACTGCAAGCCAGTTTATGATAGTACGTCCTCCCATTTACTTCATGGAGACAATCCTGTTTACACTCAGGGCAATCAAACCACTGCCGTCCAGCCATACGCTTACCCTTAGCAACGCTTGGCGGGGCGGCATCAGGGCACTCAATTATCGGGATCTGATTTTCGTCCACACCAATAACTTTCTCGGACTCACTCTTGATAACACTATTTAGACTTCGCATCACGGGCCTCCTTTTGCTTCTCAGCGGCTTTGCACACAACAGACCTCACCCAACTTGAAACCGACATCCGGGACTGGTACGCCTCCTCTTCAATCAGCTTCTTGTCATCCTCACCAATCACAAAAATAATACGAGGATTCATAAACATCTCCTTTGCTCAGGATTATATACAGTGCATATAATGCACCTGTGAATATAATATGTCAATGTATATAATGATTGAGGGGAAATAAAATATCAGGGGGTCTCATCAGCCTCACGGCAAAAAGCCTTTGCCGCCGAGCCCAAACAGCCAACCGTACCCTTCTCGATCGCCGTCGACCGCTCCACAGGCGCAAAGCCCACCGCTTTTTTTACTTTTTCAAGAGCATCCTTCTTCGCGTCAACCCCCACCGGTTCTCGCTTTGCACGAACCGCCGCAACCGCGCAATCAGTCGCAGGTGGTGCCTCGCCCCTGGGGAGAGGGGAGCTAACAGCCTTACGCAAAATCTCACGCGCCCAAGTGCCTAACTTTAATCCAGCACCGGAAGCAGATGCCTTAAAAACCATGCTATCCTCAACACTTATCCTGATCTGGAGAACAACCTCTCTCATCGCGGCCCCCTTACTTAAACTTTGTACTACAATGCCTCTTGACAAAAACATAATCAAGGGATTATTGTCGGGGCAAAGATATATGCTTTCTATATGCCTCACAATCTGTACCACAAGCCCATAGGGGGAAGTCAAAACCCTAGAAATGACGGGAACTTGTGCGAGGGGATGACCGATAAATGGCGACCAGGGTTCCAGAGGGGGTATGGGGGTGGTCGGGGCGGGGTCGGCAAGACCGGGAGAAGGGGCCAAAACATGCCAAAAGAGGGGTTGAAATGCAGCCAATCAGCCTAACTGTAAGCAATCACAACACAATTGATGCAGACTTATACACAATAGTCGGCATGGAGAGGCAAAACGGGGTCAATTATGGGCACATCTGAATCATTCCGGGAGGTTACGCAAGTGTGGAATATTCTACAGATGCACACAAGAATCTCCCAAGTGCCTGTAAAAGCAGATGAAGTGCTTTCAAACCCTTTTTTTTTAATCCTGCCGCTTGCCGTTTTTTCCCCCGCTTTCCCTGATTCTTTTTTTTTCTGATTGCCTGATGGGAACCCCAAAGGCAGAGTCACCATCTACGTCAAGTGCTCATGCTGAGGATGCGCCACCTTACGCAGTCCTGAGGATGGACAGGCGCAACCGGCTTGTAGTATGCCTACCTGGACCCGATGGACGCCCGACAGACTACGACGAACCCAGCACCCAGGAGATTCACTTTAGAATGTCAATATCTATGAGAGCGGAGCTTGCCGCTTTTTGCCATCTGGCTGCAATCACAGAGGCTGAGCTGATCCGCCGGCTAATCGCTCACTACCTGAGAGCGGAGCCCTTGCCACCCGTCCGGGAACGCGATCTAGCTGCATTACTGCAGGAGCGTATAGACAGCATTAACCGGGACCGCCGCTGACATTTTGCGTCATACAAAGTGCCGATTATTGTCACTTTAGCTTTAAAACCCCGCTTTACAATTCTTTGCAACTTACCGTTATCCTTGCACAATCATCCCTCAATTAGTTTTGGCATCAATCATGCTTATTATTTTGGTGCTACGGCGCGAACCGTCAGCAGACAGCCAACCGGCAACTTGACGAGTCAGGGATTGTAACGGAAAAGGCCCCGCATGATGTGAATCAGCACGAGGCCCGGACCACTCCCCCGAACGCAACGAGCAAACAACCGGAGCAGAGAATAGGGACCGCCGGACGCCAGGCCTTGAAACAGTCAGCGAAAATCCGCCCCGAAGTAGCACCCGGCAGGTAATAGCGCCGGGAGGCTTGGAGGTTGAAAAGGTAGCGCCTTGACGTGCTACGTTTTGAGCAGTCAAACCACAGGAGAGGAGATGTAACCATGCAAGAGTCATTATTCGAAGTGACACAGAGGCCGGAAGCAATCAAACATATCAGAATAAACCGGGTAAACGTGCAGATGGTCAAAGAAGGAAGTATCAGATACGACGTTGAACGCCTTACCCAGCCGGACCAGACCGCGGCCGCTTTTCGTGCGATGGTAGGACATCCGGACCGTGAAATATTCGCCGCCTTGCTTCTGGACGGCCGGAACAGGATAACGAGCATCAACAAGATATCCGAGGGTTCGCTAAACCAGTCCATTGTACATCCGAGGGAAGTTTTCAAGGCTGCAATACTGGCAAACGCCGCCTGTATCATCCTTTGCCACAATCACCCGACAGGATGTATGTCACCGAGCCCGGAAGATATCCAAATAACACGCAGACTGAAGGAGGCAGGCGAGATTCTAGGAATCAGGGTCCTGGACCACATTATAGTAGACACCGAGACGGATAGTTATATGTCTTTCGTGTCAAGCGGCCTGCTATGAGTGGTTATATTGAGTGGTACTACTGCCAGAGCTGCCAGTGCTACGCATACCGAGCCGAGGACGGAGAGCACGGCCACCGGCCAGGCTGCAGGGAGGGAACATGGAGGGAATAGTCATAGTAGGAGCACTGATTGTGATTTTTGTACTGATTGAGACAGCACAAGGACGTTGACCATTGAACCGCCGGACGTGACAGGCCCGGCCATTGAGTAGTCAGCACACCACAAACCAAGGAGGAAGCGAGACATGAAAGCAAGTGATCTGTCACAGGTGACTATGTTGATACGCCTTTTGGTGTCTCTTTGGTGTTGGCAACAAAGCACAGTGTAAAAAAAGAAATAATGGAACTTGCATTGTACAATAACAATAAACTATACTGTACCCCGGATCACAAAATTCTGACTGAAAAGGGGTACGAAAATGCCGAGCGGATTGAGGAAAGTAAAGCGTCATGTTACGTGGACACCCGAAATGGACAGTTATTTAATCGAAAATTACCCAATAAAGTTTTTAAAGATTATCGCGGAAGAAATGGATTTAGTGGAAAGCCAAGTGTATTCAAGGATGGAACGGCTAGGACTTTCAAAGGGCAGAAGAACTGTAAAACGGCAACACTTGAAAGCAATAGAAAAATGGACCACAGAAGAATCAGCTTATTTTGCCGGGATAGTAGACGGGGAGGGTACAATTTCTTGTCAAGTCACAACCGGAAAATCAGGGAATTTGCACTTACGACCCAACATAGTAATCACCAACACATCATTGGCGCTTATGCAATACATGGAAAGCATAGGAATGACGGCTACAATCAAGAAAAATACAAACAACAAGTTGTATTGGTTGGGATGGACAAGCGGTTTTCAGTGTCAAGATCTAATCGTAAAAATACGGCCTTTTTTGCGGATCAAACACCGGCACGCAGATATTTTGACGGAAATAATATCGATAAGGTATCAACAGAAACTGTCAGATTTGCCGACTCAACACATCATGGACTTATTAGCAGAATTAAAGGATTTGAACCGCAGAGGATCAAGTCTTTTAGACGACTTGAAGAGAGCAGACTTGTTGTTGACATCACTACGACCCAACAGTGTTTTATCGCGGGAACTTTTGTAGTGCATAATTGTGACCACGCCATAAATCACATCATCAAAGATTCCGGTTTTTTACTGCCAAAGGGCGGTTTACTTGATCCACAATTCAGGGATATGTCAGCCGACGCGATTTATTCAAAACTACCAGAACCGCCTAAAAACGGGCAGGGTAACGGCAAGGGTAAAGGGTCCGGACCAGCCACAGGGCAAGCAGGGAAGCCGGAAAGCGGCGATAATCCTGATCCGGGCGGTTGCGGAGCGGTTATGGACTTTCCAGGCGAAACCGGGAAGGCGACACCGGCCGAGCTTGCACAGCAGGCGCAGGACTGGCAAATTGCAGCGACCCAGGCGGCACAGGTTGCCAAGGCCCAGGGTAAGCTCCCCGGAAGCCTGTCAAGATTGATTGAAGAGTTGAACGACGCAAAAGTTCCATGGCGCGAAGTCCTGCAGCGCTTTGTTAATCAGTGCGCCCGAAACGATTATTCATGGAGACGGCCCAGCGCACGATATTTCAGCAGGGGCATTATTCTACCGAGCCTTTACAGCGAACAGTTACCGCCTATCGTGGTAGCGGTTGACACGTCCGGCAGTATCAGTCAAGCAGACCTGCAGCAATTCGCAAGCGAAATCGATGAAATAGTGGGACAGTATAACGCGACAGTAAATGTTTTGTATTGTGATTCCATGATTGCAGGCGAGGAGGAGTTTACACCGGAGACCCGGCCCGTCAGGTTGCATGCGAAAGGCGGGGGCGGCACAGACTTTGCGCCAGTTTTTAAGCACGTTGAAGCAATGCCGGACTCGCCAGCGTGTATCGTTTATCTTACTGATATGTGTTGTAGTTCATTCGGCGACGATCCAGGCTGCCCGGTCCTATGGGTTGCGACCGAAGGAAAGAAGCATAAAGTTCCATTCGGAGGAGTGACTTATTTGAATTGACAGACAGACCGAGCCGGAGCGTATCCCGGCTTTAATGGATTAGCAGGCGTCCCAAATCGCCGCAAACTATAGAAAGGAGACAGCGACCATGAGCACAGAATTATCAGAAGATTTTGAAGACTACGGCCCTTGGAAGTTCAGCGAGGCGCCGGCAGAGGTTCAGGAGAAAGCAATCGAACGCTGGAGAGATAATAACTACGATTTTGACGGCGCAGAATACGTGATTGACGACTTTAAAGAGCAAATGGCAGAGAGGGGCATCAAGGTTGATGAGGTTCACTACAATTTCAAATCTGTTTCAAGAAGTCACGACAGTTGCTACTTTGAAGACGAATGCGAAGACTGGAGAAACCTGATTGACTTCGATTCTGATGATCTAAGGTATCACGTACTTGTCGCGACGAATGAATTCGACAAGGCAGATGATGAGCTTACAGACCTTGCTGCAGATGCAAAGACGATCTTTAAAAACGCTATGAGGGAAGTTTATAAAGACCTGGAAGCCGCTTATGACTACGAGAGCAGCGACGAGTACATCAAAGAGACTATGGAAGCGAATGATTACACGATTGACGAGGAAGGGGATATCGTATGAGGTACATGATATGCAGAGATGTAGGGTGCCGCATACCCGTAGAGTCCCAATGTGATCATCAAGGGGTGCATACGCTGGATGTTGGTTGTGAAGCCGTAGGCGGCAGTTATCATTGCCCTGAATGCCGTGAAGCCACCGACGCCGAGCTTGTAGCCGCCAGGCTGAGAGGTGATTTATGACACACCCATTTACAAAATATGTCTGGTATAAAGACCGATACTGGAGGGTTGGCGGGACGGTTGACAGAAACGGCAGGCTTGAACTTGTCAGACTGTTTGATGATTCACAAGGCATTAACGCTGATCCGAAGAAGATCCTGAACGCTTCACAAGAGCAGATAGACGCCATTGAGAGGATTTATCAGAAAGGCGGTGCGTTATGAAAACGCTCTGCATATCCCTGATAATAATGTATCTGATAATCTTACTGCTATCATTCAGGAGAAAGAAATAGAGAAGGCCGGAGAGATCCGGCCTTTTTTGTTATCTGCTTTTTGCCAATTCATAGCACTTGTTTATCCGGGCAATCAGAGCGCACACATCCACCCGCCAGAGATCATAAACCGACCGGCCGACCTGGTGCCGCCACGCATGACACCGCCGGCAGAGCGGGATTGAATCCATGTCCGACCCCTTGATTCCCATGCCGCGACTTTCAGCTTCATGGTGCGGATCATTAGGAGGAGGAGCGCCACAACCAGCACAGGGGAGTTTTGCACAGAAGTTGAGGCGCTTTTTGTCCCGGACAGTCTTGACTTTGAAGAAGGTCCCGAAACGGTGGAGGTCGTATCCAGTCTTGTCGTTGAGCTTCATGGGCTTTTACGCGGGAAACAGTTCAATGCGGCGCCGAAGGGTTTCTGAATAATCGCTCATTTCTCGCGCTTGTCTGACAAGCAGATTTCGTTCAAGAACTGGTAATGTGGTGAATTTAACTGTACTTAAAAACGCTTTCAGCTTTTCCAACTTCTCGTCAAGCTCCGACTTTTCCGCTACTACCCTCTCCTGATACTCTTCCATGCGACCTCCTTTAGACTTTTACGCGGCTTTTACGCGACCGGGATTAGTTTTGTTGTTTGCCTGTTCTTTTGGAGTTGACCATTTGCAATTTGCCGGCTCATAGTTTCCATCATTATTTATCCGGTCAATGGACAGCCCTTTTCTCCACGCCCCTCCCATGTCCTCTAAAAAATTATCAAAAGTTGACCATCGTTCACATACCACAATTCCTCTGCCGCCATATCTGTGAAACCTGTTATGGTTTGGATTTCGGCATCTTGAGTGCATTTGAGACCATGACGTGTAAATTGAGGTTGTTCTCGGCCCCACCGAATGTCCATGTCTAGTGATCTTTTCAGCCGCCAATTTGCGCCTATCACAACCACAAGTAACCACTTGACCATTGCTTAGATGGACGCCCCTAACGCGCTTGACGATACCGCAATCACATCGACATAACCAAAATACTCGCCCCTGATTATCTTGACCATCTGATTGCACGACATGTAGTTTACCAAACTGTTTTCCAGACAAATCAATAAGTTTTGGCATAAACGTCCCCCGCTCAGAAATAAACCACTAATACTTAATACTACCATTAACAGTTTATATCAAGAGCTAAAATCGCTTATTGCCCACATTCCGCAATGTTTTTCCGCCCACCGATATCTGAACAGTTTGAACTCAACGCGGCATTGATCGAATGCTACCTTCGCCCTCTGGTAACTATTCTGCCTGAAACCATCCTTTCCTCTCTGCTTTACCTCAACTAGTAAATATTTGTCTGGAAGCATTACCAAATAGTCGGGAGTGTATTTGTGACCGTTCTCCATTCGTAAGGTTATACCCCATGGAAGGATTTTTGACCCCGGAAACTCGTACCCAAGCATCCGACCGTACTCCATTTCCGTTTTTGTCTGTTTCTGGCTCTCTGGCTTGCTCTGTGGCTGGAGATCGTCCTTTGGCGCAGGGGAAGGTATGGGAGAAACTAGCAACGTCCGACGTCTTACGAGAGCTTCAAATTCCTGTTCTGACATTCTCATGCTTCCACAGTTTCAATTTTCTTCTTCATAAATCCTCCTTTCATTTTTTATGCTGCATCGTAAATATACAGCGGTGTACGCTTGCAACTCTTTCTGATTTTGGTCATAGCATCACTCCAACCACATTCGCGCCAAGATTCCCCGTCAACGTCAATCCTGAACCGGCCGCGTCTGCTACCAGGATGGAACAGCATCACGTGGGTTTTACCAGAGATAAGATTGTCGACCGTGATTCTGATACAGTCCTCTGGTAGCTCCGGGGGGTATTCTCTGGGTGATAAATTGGCATGGTAATTATCCCATCTGACCTGAGCGCCGTATCTGCCTCGCTGTGAGGCTCTTTCGCTGTGTTCCGACCTGGTTAGCATAGCTCATTCCTTGCATAATTAGGTTAATAGCTGGTTAGACAACCTACCAGAGCCACAATTGGCAGTCTGGCTGATCTGTGTCGTTGACGTTTTTTTCCTGCATCCACCATGACCAATAAGCCTCGAAGGTTTTGAACTTTGCCGCAAAATACGACGATCCATCAGCTTTGAGTTTGACGCTGTACTTTTGCCACCAAGCCAAACCACCCTTTTTCCACATCGCCTCATATTTCGGCCACTGTGCAAATTCTTTGTTACGGTTATTCGACAGCGGGCAACCCACACAGCCGAGCCGTTTCGCGCTAAAAGGGGCATCGTACAGGGAAGGGTATTTCAGGTTATTCGATCGGATGTATTCCCACACGTCAGCATCTGTCCAATAAAGTATCGGAGCCACTACTGGCAACCGCGTACGCGAATCGACCTTAATTGTCTGCCATAATCCTTTACGACGCTTCGACTCTTCAGCCCGAACGCCCATAGCCTTGATTGTGCCGTTCCCGCCCTGTTCCTTGTAAATCTCGCAGCACCAGCGGCTATTCCTCAGCGGCAGGCCGGTTGCGTGGTTCACAATTTCAGAGCATAGATGCCGTTCTGGATTGTGCCAGACTGTGCCAGGATATTGCCGCTTGATAAATTGCACCAGTTCAGGCGGATCAATAGTCACATTGCTGTAGTGGTTGCTGTAACAAACACCCGATAACCGGAACAAATCCTCCATAACAATCGAGTCTTTCCCGCCAGAGAAGCAGACATAGTAACCATCAGGAGACAGCGCAAGGGCTTGATTTTCGTAGAGTCGTATCAGTCCAATAGCCGACTCTATTTTCTCCACAAGAGGGACGGCTATGGCCATCTGATACACTCCCTCTTCATCTATGTTCCCAAATAAATCTGTCATATTCCCTCTGTTGCACCGGTTGTCTAACCAAACACTCGACCAGACGCGAACAAACTACGCTGGTCAGTTCAAGCCGTTATATGACCTTTTGCCTTGCGGCCTGCATTATTGCCTGTTGTTCTGGAGTAATAACCCGCTTGCTCAATTTGCCGTTTATTGCAGCGCGGAGCTTTACCAACATTTCCGGCGTCAAAGTTCCGAGCAAGTGAGTAACGTCAATATACGAGTCTTTTGGCCCCAAGTCCGGCAGAGATGAAGCCCAATATTTGCCATTAATTATGTACATTTTCAATGCCCTCCTAGCCTTTCGCTTAGATCGAATTTTGAAATGCAACGCAGGCTTTCCAACCTTCTAAATATGCTCTTTCGATTGCCTGGGCTACAACCTCGGCTAAATCAGGATTCATCTCAATTTGCGCCGTTTTCGGATCGCACCAACACTGCGCGGCCAATTCTCTTGCTTTTACGGCATTCATATCCCCTCCAAATCTTCGAGTTTATCCATCGCCTTGTTCAGTTCTTTGCGGAGTCCCTTAATTTCGGATTGCAGGGCTTTCTTTTCCTCTTCAAGTTTTTTGATCCGTTCGCGGTATTCATGCGCCTCGTGTTCTCTCATTGTCCAACCCCCTTAAAAATGGTGAATTGCTATAGCCATCGCCATAGGTGATTTTTCTTTACCACAATATGTTTTGCTGAATTCAGCGGCAGCAAATGCCGTGATAGTTTCGGCAGCAGTGGCGGAACCCTCGCCACAATTCCAGTATAAAGCGATCCGGTTACTGTGTTTTTCCAACCACGGCATAGTCACGGCTGGAACATTCTTTTTTACAAGCTCAAAAATGTTAGCTTTAAAAATATGGAATGGTTCTGTATGGCACATGATGACTACCTCCGAATTGATTTGATAGTTAATATTTATCATAACTAGTTATGATATGCAAGAGAAATAATGCACCGATTGAAAATAAATCTGTATGCCACTTCCGGTCACATAACCAGTCGCGGCACACGGTCTGCGCTTCGCTTGCCGGTGCGCTTTGTCGTTATGATTTACTTGGCTTACAGGCTATCGCCTGATTTGAGACTGCTACGCAATTCTGATAGCCATGCGTTGCGGCTTTCTGTACGCTCCACCTCTTTATCGTGTTCTTTGCGGTGGTAGTCGATATCGTGACGAGAGGCGGCAATCTTCTTTTCCAGCCATTCAGGGCCATTCAACCGCTTCGGGGCGTTGTCGCGGTAATATCCGTTGTCACAGTCAAAATCAATACTACCGGTGATCTGTTCAGCCATAAACTTCTTCATGCCTTCATGGTCAGGTGTTGGCGGTTGCCATGCTTTTACCTCGGTCAGCATTGCCTCATATTTTTGGCGGAGATCATCGTTTTTCTGCATCGTCTCCACATGTCGCGCAGATTCTTCCATAAACTCCGAACGGGCGGCTTCTTCTGTTTCTGCTGGTGTCATACGGCGGAGGCGGTTCAACTCCATTTCAGCGGCAACCTGCTTTGTTGCGTGGTAGTCGCTCGGCTCGAACCGCTCTGGTATTGGAGCGTCGGAGGGATCGTCACGCATCATAATCAGCGCACCCATCCCACGAGCGCAGGCCATGACAAATTCGTTGAAGGTGATTCCATCGGCAATCCGTGCTGTATATCCTGTTGGCATCGTTCTATCTCCTTTCGTTTGTGGGCTGTCGCCCATGCTTCGCAGCGCCAAATAAATCATAACCAGAACACTGGACGGGGCCGAAACCCCGCCCGTCAGCCTCAGGCCGTTAAATATCCGCCTGCTTGTCACAAATCCGACACTTATAAAACGCATCCCCTCCAGCACTCCCCAGATATTTCCAAGAGTGTTCGCATTCGCCGTCATCGTCTGTGCTATAGTCAGGTGATTCTTGCGCATCGTAAGCGGCCTGGGCCTTGTTAAAGGAATTATTCGTCACTGAATAGCCCCGACTGCTTACGCTCTGCCTCGGTGCCGTATTCCGCCAACAGTCTTTTGCGTTCCGTTTCTCTTTCTTCGGGAGTCATATCGATCTCGCCGTCAATGGTCACGCCTTCGACTACATCGACCTTTTCCGCTTCATCCAGACGGTTCAGAAGAGCTTGCTTCATGCCGTCGTTACGCAAGGCAACCGCTTTTGCTTCATCGAGACCTTCATGCTGATTCAGGATAGTGACTGCTTCACTCATACGGTCAGTTTGAGGTAGCAGCTTGTAGGCATGCTTGACCAGAGTTTTTAAGCTCATCTCGTCAGGATGCGTCCGCCAGGGTGTTTTATCACCAGTGGTCATTGAGGTTCGCATTGCCTTCTCTAGCTTCCACTTTGGCAACGGTTCTGTGATGATCTTGGTCCCATCGTGAAGGGTTGCGATGACATAACCACAAACCAGATAATCCCAGAACTTCGTCGGACCATCGCAAAACTCTTTCGGCGGTGCCATGTTTTTTTCGTGGTTAATTCTTATTTCGCCATCCACTTCGGCGTATGAGAACTTGTCGAACGAGTAGACCAACCTAGGAGCAAGATGTTTTACGCTGCCACTGTCCATTGCAATCCCGGCCAGTCCGATATAGGACATATCCAGACAACAGAGAAGCACGCCGTTCACCTTACGGGGCACGAGATAGGCTTTCTTGAGTGCCGGATTGAGGGAAGTGCCACAGAGCGCGACGTTCGTTATCGCATTCCGGATTGAATCAGCCCCAGCCGGAGTTTTGGCGACGCCTTGCAGATATTCGCTACCACGAAGTATTTGCAGAGCAAAGCCGATCTCACGCATCCATACCTTTTCATCAGCGACTTGAAGAAACATATCTTTCGCCTGTACTGCCATCAATTCAAACTTCGGACGTTCTACTTTTACGGGATCTGCCACTTTACGCCTCCTTTATCTTTTGTTGCTGCCTTTTTCTCCTGTGCCACGTCATCAAGGAAAATCCTTCTGCAACATCGACTCTTGAAGCACACTTCCGATCCACAACAACTTCCATGCCAAGAAGTTGTGTCTTCTGACTTGGAGTTCCTGAAACCATCGGGAATTGCCGCTCTGTTTCCATTATCAAATTGGCCTCTTTCTCACCAATTATCAGATAAGCTGGAACTACACCCTGCATTTGCATTGCTGTCTGCTGGTCCAGAGCTTTATCGGTGATATAAGTTAAGGCGTCCATTATTTATTTCTCCTTTTGTTTGGTATTCCGGCGCGGCTTATGCCAACGTGTTCTCGGTATTCCCCCCTTAGGTATCAACACGTTTCCGGTTGAAGCTACCATCATCGAGGGTCTCTGACCAATACTTCCGTCCTTGGGCCGCGCCGGAAACTGTTAAATATTCGCTCTCTACTTCCATGTTTTCCCAGCTAGAATCAAACAAATGTGCGGCTGAGATACCCCATATTCTTTAGCAATGGCAGTACGAGTCATATATTCACCCTTTGCCCTTATCTCTTGTATTTGGCATTCCGTCAGCTTGGCATTTGGATGATTTGCGCCGCTTACCATTAACGTGATCACGCGCCCTTTTTGTGCCATGTCGTCCATATTGTCCTGGTGTGTGCCAAGAAACAAATGGTCCGGGCGAACACACAGCGTATTGTCGCATTTATGGAGAACGCACAAATGATCGGGGATTGGTCCATTGGATATGACCCATGAGGCGCGATGCGCCCTGACCGTCTTTTTATCCATTCTAAAACAACCGTAATTAGGGCCATTCCTATCTAAACTCTGAGCACCGGTCCATAGCCAACATTCACCGGACTTATCAACATGGGACCAAAATAAAAGCTGAGATGGTATGCTATGGTTTTTAATAAGACGCCTCGGCTCCCCTAATCTGCCTCTACAACCTTTCTGGTTTCCTTTAATTATCTTGGTTTTTTCTCCACACCCACATTGGCAATATCCATAGGGTATCTCAGCCATTGCCGCGCTCCTTCCTCTCAAAATATAGGTCGAGAGCGCGGCGAATGATTTCAGACATGGTTTGGCCGGTGGACTTCTTTTCTGCTTTCAGCTTTTCGGTGTAGTTGTTCGGTAGGCTTATTGTTTGATTCATGTGTACTCTCCCTGCGGTAAGATTTGAACTTCAAGCACACATTACACAAACAATAAGTAAAAGTCAAACTATATTTGCTTCAGCCACCAACTCGATCGCCGCCAGCATCTCATCAGCGCTCTGAGTTTTGCCATGACAGATTGCCAGAATCTTCTTGAGAGCAGCGGTGGCATCAGTCAGTTTCGCGAGTGCCAGCTTTTTCTCACGTTCGGCGATCTTACGAGCCTTCTCAGCTTCGACAGCTTTCGCAGCGGCTATCACGGCCAGACGCCTCTCTTCTGCTTCTTTCATCAACCGTTCGCCATGCGCGATACGTTCCTTCTCATCCTGCTCTGCTTTCCTGGCAACTTCAGCTTCAGCGGCAACACGATCAAGTTCAGCCTGTTCAGCGGCCATCTTCTGTTCATGCGCCAGACGCTCGGCGGCGATGCGCTCGTTCTCTTCGGCAATCAACTTATCCTGAGCGGCCTTCTCGTCATCAAGCCTCTTTTGTTCAGCGGCGTTCTGAGCATCAATGATCTTCTGTTGTGCTGCAGCTCTTGCTCTCAACTCTTCCAGCTCGGCTCTCTCTGCGATGATCTTACGCGCTTCGTCTTCCTGAGCCAAGGCGCCATTAAAAGCCGCCTCCATAGCATCAAGAGTACCAGCCAGCGCAACCTGAGCATCCTCGACATATTCCTGGAAGTGATCAGCATCGATCGACAGGGAACTGACAACGGTAATCGCCTCACGAATAGCAACTGAGGATTGGCCGGCGCACTTACCGGCGAATCTACGAATATCGGCGATCTTCTCGAGGAGTCCCAGAACGCGCCGCTTCTCGGCTTCGATCTTCTCGGCTTTCTCGCGTTCCTTGCGAGATTCCTCCATTTTTATCTGATCATCTATCGGGCATTCCAGGGCTTCCAGTTCGGCGGTGATGCGTTTCGCTTCCGTGTCGATTTTCCGGCAGTGATCAAGAGCAGGCTCTTTAATCAGTTTGCGAGTCTTTTCCAGGTTGACCCTGTAGCCTCGGAGTTCGGCGCGGCCTTTGATGGCATCGGCCATTCCTGCGGTACTGGACACCTCAAACACGACTCCCTTATACTTCTGGGCAAGGGTAGCGAGGGCTGCTGCGGTTTCTGAATACTCCGCGATTGTTGTTACGGGTTCTACGGTCTCTACGGTCTCTGACATTTGTAACCTCCTTTATTTGGGTTGTGCTATTAATTTTGAAGACAAGTATCCTGTTTCTCCCCTACCCGACACACAGGCTCCCAGAAGGAAAGGCTTTAACGGATGATAACTCGCTCGGCCTCAGAAGATACTCCATATCACGGACGAAATTTCCGACATTGGCGCTTGTCGTAACGGCCAAACAGTTCCGTTGTCCGTGTCTCCCCTGATCAATTTCTTGACCGCTATCAGGTATCAATCGCCATCCTGACAGCATTCGAGCCTTCCGGCTCCCTCGGTGTAGGGTTTTCACGACCTTGCCTACGTGCTGTTTCACGTCTCGTCCCGTATTTTTGCCAAGACCCCAGAACGACCGGGCCACTGGGGAAATAAAAATAGCCCCTGCGCTGTGATTAACATTGTCGAGATGTTTAATGCACGCAGGGGCCTGGGAACGCCGAATGGCGGTGAAGCTATTAAGTTGTGATACTACTGATACATTAAACATCTCGACGTCCCCATTCTCAAATAATTCGTGATTCAAGTCAACTACTTTTTTTCATCATAAGAACGAGAAATATTCTTTTGAACAATCCGCTCAATGACATCCAATGGGTGCAAGCCGTAATCTCTCTCAATGATATACAACATAGTAATACACGATTGCGCTAAGTCGCCGACCTCTTCAGCAAAGTGTTCCGGAGAGGGTTCATAGAACGCTTGTTCAGCCTCTACCAGTTCGCTTCTGATATGTTCCAGTTGTTTCCATAAGCCGTTTTCGTCTGCGAATTTAAGCCTGGGGAAGTGAAAATGGGTAATCTGCATCGAAACTCCTTTATGCTATCCATTTTGGCATTTCAAAGATCTCAAAGAGGTCTTGATCGTTCTTAATCGTCCCGTCAGTGTTGTAAATTTCGTACAGAGAGGATATGTGCCCTGGAATCTGTACGTTTGGATAGAATCCCAACTCTCTGCATTCCTTTTCTATTCCAAGCAATCGATTTACTGTTTGAAAGCCGTATTCGAGATAAGTCGGGTCGAGCATCCCTGTCAAGACCTGGTATGGAGGTTTCGTTTCTACGACTACGAATACAAAGTTCTCTGCTTCGACTCCTGCCATCCTGAGAGCATGGAGATAGTAAGCCGCCTGAGTTGCATATCCATATTTCGTGATAGACCGCCCAAAGCCAAGCAGCGAAGCGTCAGCGGATGTTTTCAGGTCAATGGCGAACTTCATTCGCGGGTCTGGTAATCGGTCTACACGCGCTTTCCCTCGTAAGCCAGTTATCGGATCAGTAAAGATAATGCTTACTTCGGGCTTGCCGAGTGTCGGGCCAAGTAACCTACGGGAAACAGGATGCTCCATTACTGACTTCGTACATCCAAGGATTATTTCGAGCTGGGTGGAATCGACAATCTCTTTTCCTTCGGCGGCCTGTTGAAGAATGTAAAACTCCTCCTTGTAAGCGTTACTGTTCTTGTGATGAGGTATGTCCGGCATACAAAAGTAGGACTCCTCAAAAGCCGCAGGGCCTTCCAGTGCGATTTTGTGGACAGCACTGCCAATGACCATACTGGCTGACGGCTTAAAAGGAATTGCGGCCTCTGCCGGATTATTGGCTAGTTTTCGGAGATAGGTGCTACTGACATAAGGAAGGGAATGGTACGTCGTCTCATCGATGTCGTCGTATCTCCCATCCTTCAACAAGAGTGCTTCTTCGAGGGTCACGGCTTTCCTCCTTCTTTGGCGGCGGCGATCACACTCCGGACAAAATCATTCGGATGCCCGGCCAACCCACAATAACCGTCGTTGACAGAGCCTACCCACGCCATACAGTCATTCGCATGGCAGGTCGCTTGCACATAAACGCCGAAGTGAGCCTCATAAGATGCCTGGTCGTTCACGCAGTAAGTCATGTACGGACAATATTTCTTATATGCCGCGTCAGGGGTCATGGCTTCTCCTCCAGTCTCTTCCCGACAAGCCCCATAGTGTTGAGGTGCTTACCGATACTCTTCGCGTCCATCAGCTCCTGGTGGTCAGTGTGCGAGACCCCAGTGTACTCGTAAGTTCCGCCTCTTTTGTACTTAACGTGAAGCACTCCATTTTTGAACGCTACACTTTCAATATTCGAAGATTCGACAGGTTTGTGTTTCATGGCACCTCCATATTAAAATTCAAATATGTTGCTAATGGCTGACATCTTTGAAAAAAGTTCTTCTTCGGTCATTTTGGCGGTGATGGTGATTTGTACAATATCGTTTTCTTTGTCGATGTATTTTGAGTGTATTGGATCGACAAGCCTACAAGGTCTTTTGTCCCACTGTACAGTCTTCACGGCGCCTCCATAATATCGGCAGGTTTGATTTTGAGGAATTTACAGACTGCGTTGACGGCATTGTCGTTGAGGTTCGACACCAGATGTCCGTCAGGCTTCCCTGTTTCAATCTGCCAGAGACGGATATGCGTCACGCCAATAACCTTCGCTGTGTCTGAGCGAGTCTTACCGGCCTTCTCTCTTTTCTCCAGTAACTTCGCGCCTACAATCTTCATTTTGTGCGCTCCAATCTCTTTTTGATATACGCAATCCCCTTCTGGAATACGATAGTTTTGAAGGATACATGAGTTGAGCCGTCCGGCTTTTGATAGCTGGATTCAATCACCCTGAAATACCCTTTGTCTATGTAGGCCTGGAACGGGATGTTGTGTGCCATAAGGATTCCATCCTTACGTAGGAAGTCAAACATCTTTGTTCTGCCAATGCCACAATTCAGAACCTTCGCCACCGTACCGATATCCACAGCATCGGTCGAATCCGTCACGGCATCAAAGAAAGCGGCCTTAGGAGACATGTCGGCTATCAGAAGCTTTTGCTCTTCAATCATCTTACCTGCAAGAATCATGGCATGAGCGATCTGGAGCTCCGGTTTGGTTGCATACTGGCCGGTCTTGCGGATTGAAGGCAGAACTTCGTCCATAACAAACTCTTCAAACTTTTCAGCAGAGGGGAGTTGCGATTTCACAGCCAAGCGGAAGACATCACCTTCGGGGATAATTACTGTTTGAGGGTCAAGGGGGAGTAACGATTCGTTCCCCCCTATTGGTTTCGCGTGTTTGCAGTGATCTGAGACGGCCTTACGGGTGTTGACATACCCTAGAGCCCCGGCCACGTCCCTCGCCACAAACCACGCAGAGCCGTCAATTTCCACCGCCCTGATCTGGGCACCCTGATAATTGAATATTGCCAGCGGGTTGTCCATGCTCTCTCCTTTTTGATATGGCATAATTTCTTTAAAAGAAGTTTTACCAAATAAAAAAGTAGATGTCAATACTTTATTTTATATTTTCTTTAAAATAAAAAAGACCGCCCCGATTAAGAGCGGCCTTTAAAATCTCCTATGAATGAGTCTTACTGAATTTCTATGATTGAGTTGCTTGTCCCGACAGAAGTAAATGTTGTTCCCTTGCACCCGGAATTATTCGCATACAAAGAGTTTTTGTTTATGACCCGGCTGAAGGTTGTTCCTGCCGCTACAGGGAGGGCTGGAACGCTCGACTTTACGCTCGTGTTCATAAGTCGAACGATGCAGGTTCCCGTCCCATTATAAGACAAGGCATACCACAGATACTTCTTACCCTGAGCGTCTTTCAAAGAAATAGTGTTTGAATAGTCGGTGGTGATGAGGGTCGTCAACAGAGGATCAGACGCGGCCCCTTGGATGTATAGACCGTCAAAAGTTTCTGCCAGTGAACCGGCAAAGGCGGGTACTGCAAACAGGATTGCGATGATACAAATTACTAATTTCATGGTGATTCTCCTTTGTGGTTGTATTCCAGCTTTAGTAAATTCTCGATTATGTCGGCGAATCTATGCTGTCGTCGATAAGGGCTATCTTTCGCGTCTCCCGGCTCCGCATCCTCAGTTTCCAAACCTCTTAACCGACGTTCTTCAAACTTCTGATCGAATGCGTCGATAACCGGCTCTGGGATGCCTGCGTTCTCTGCCAGGAGACATTCTATCAGTTCGTGTACAAGGGCGGCTACAACGTCTTTTCTTGACCCCAGACGAGGTGAAGCGATAATCTCCCATGAACCGTCTTGGTTCTGGTAGTAGTCGCCGTCACCGTCGTTCCTACAGGGACCAATGGAGAGGCGATAGAGAACGATGCGCGGTTGCGCTTCCATGGGTGAGTAGTAGCGGCTTCCATTCACGCCTTCCATCAGAATTCACCAAGACCGATCTCTTCGGCCTTCCTTAATTCTTCGTCGGTCTCGTCAAAGGCATCGTGAGCATAATAAGACTCTTCGCAGTCGAGAAGTCTCGCATTCGCCAGAGCTTCGGTCTCGGCTTCAATCAATGTATCACCAAACCCAATCGCCCCCCCGATGATCGTACCGCCGTCCTGTGGTATATAATAATACTGCCCCTGGATCTGGCAGAGGTTACGAAGTTTCAGAACTTTCAGATCCTTCTCTTTAAAGTCGAGAGGAACCCAATCAGTAGGCGCCATCTCCGACTTCAGCAATACTTCTGCAGCGTACTTCGCTTTTGGAATAGGTTCGATCATTTCACCGCCGGCCACCGCCCAAAGTATTTCGGCGAAGTTCTCGTAGAGTTCACACTGCATCTCGCTAGGAGGCGACCCGCTTCTCGCGCAGCAGTCATTATAGTGAGGCAAGAGGTCTTTACCGATTCTGATCTCAGACGACATCATCCCGCATACATCATGCTTCTTGTAAACAGGAGCGAGTTTATCGGCAACTTCTTTAACCGGTTCAGGCATCTCATCAACGTGCATCACCTTTGCGACATAAGACTTATCTTTATTCTCAAAACCAAGCGTCGCAATAGAGAGTGGCTTGCCGGCAGAATAGAATCTGTCATCTCCGGTCTCAACGCCAGGGATAGGATCTTCAATAATAAACTCCTGCAACATCCGGTATGCCCCAAGGTCGGAGGCTATCTGGTCAAGCTTCGGTAAGGAAAAGCGATAATCTTTGTGGTGGAAAGTCTCGCATATTCCCCGATAGGTAGAAACCTTTATCCATTTATCCTTTTCTTTTTTAAGAATAGCATGGAGTTCATCAACGCCCTTTACTACCTGATAAGGGCCAACAGGTAAGCCGACTCGCACAAGCGTTTTCTTGAAGCCTATTCTGTCGTATTCAAGAGAGCCTGCTGTGCCAGATCCAAATACTCTTTTACCCATTTTCCTCAAGGCGTTCTGCTTGTCGCCGTCTCCAACATCAAAAAAACAGAAGAGGTCAACAGAATCAATGTTTTCCCAGAAGTCATTTATTTTTGTTACCCCAGGTAGTCCTTGCCCGATCAGGTTCTTGTCAGGCTTTGGATAAGAGCCCTTCCATGGCGTGAACAGTTCGACCTTTCCAAAACTCTCCGCCAAGCAGAGGGCCATGTAGCACTCAAAAATTCCGTAGCCGTATATTCTAACTACCTTGTCGGACAATTTCATTTACCGCCTCCCTTAATTTTATTCCATTTTTCAAAGATTCTTGCTCGATCTTCTGGAGATGAGTTCGCAAGCCCTCTCAGTTTCTGGGACATGGGCTTCATAAGCTGTTTCTGTTCTTCAGGAGTCGCTACCTTCCAAACGTCAATAGCCTGTTCTGAGGATAGTTGTTTGAACATCCTCTCAAGAGGTGGTTGAGTTATATGATTCTTGATTGTGGCAAGATCGCGCTTGCCAAGTTTGCCTCCTTTCAGTGCCTCAGATATACTTTCCGCCGCCGTCTTCGGATCATTCATGTATTGCCCAGACAACTTACGAATCAAATCAGAGTGTTCTTTCTCCTCGTGTGTTTTAGGATACCTCTCCCCAGTAAAAGAAATTGCCTTAGAGACGGCGGCAGACTGCTCGACCCAGCCTGGAACTTTATTGTAACCAAGTACAGAAAGAATCTTCTCGACCGGATGCGTGTCGCCAGCCTTCTTCTCAGCTCCGGCACTCTTCACCATAATCGGTTTCGGGATGAAGTGCTTCGCTGTGTCATAAGCCTGTTGAGGAAGCGAGTCATCTGGGCTGTATACCTGCGTATTATAGTAATCCCGGTTCTTCCGCCATTCCTCAAGCATCGACCATTGGCCGGCGAGTTTTGAAGTAACGAACTTCGTCATAAAATCAACAGGAGCCGTCTGAAGTCCATAAACTATCGACGCCCAATCCTTCACATAACCCGGAGGCATGACCTTCGTAACCATTGAGACTTTCGGATAGAGCCAGTCGGTAAATTCTTTCGGCTTTAACTCATCATTACCGGTCAGAGCGGCCATACCGTAACTGATTATGCCGGCCTCGGCCATGTGAACAGCGAGAGTCGAAAGCATCCAGCTCATTTCGGGAGTCAGGACCGGCGGTTCAAACTTCCCTGCTTCGAGAGTCTTCGCTGATCTTGAAAACTCCGCACCCTGGAAACGGAAAGCGTTGACGACTGATCTTATATTCCCCAACTGCCAGCCGGGCGCTCTCAATGCAATCTGCATAATGGTTTTGAAGTTCTTGTCAAGCCCTAACGAGTCATAGTTTAATTGGCCGAACACGTTGTCGTGGTGAACTGCGGTTCTCTTCGCCAACTCCTCTATCGTCACCTCACCACTCTGCAAACGATCAGCGTAGGTCTTAGCATAGGTGTCGAGCGATCTCATCGCAGAGATAGTTTTACGGCTCGGCACGAACTCTTTGAACAGATAGTCAAGGGGGAG